AACATATCCAACCTCGCATTGTCTAATGCGTCCAGATAACTCGCCTTCTGTGCCTTACTCATGTTAGATTGAGATGGAACGCCAAGGATTAGGTTGTCTACTAAATCTATACCGCCCTGTACCTGCTCAGGAGTTAACATATTCCCCTGTGCAAACTCATCAAGCATAGCATTAACCTGAACCAAAGGAGTAGTATCATCCAATGCAGAAAGGAAATCATCCCCCTCAGTAGGGTCAGCATACTCATTAGATTCACGTAAAGCGTCCAATTGCTTAGTAACCCGCCCCCCTTTTTGTTCATTTGCGGGTTTTTGCTCGGCGGGAGTAGTTTGGTCTTGTTTAGTTATCTTCCTTAGTTCTGTTCCATCCGATAAGGTTATCGTTTCAATTTTCGCAATCCCCTTCTCAACAAGTTTATCTTGTACCCGCATGGCATCTTCACTTATAGGAAAAGAAGAGTAAAGGATTCCGTGTTCGTCTAATGCTTTTTTGTAAATTTCTTGTCCGCTTCCAATACCCTTTTCCTCCCCTTCATTCAAAGATACACCAGAGATTAAATATCCTTTTTCTGGTAATGCTATTCTTGCGTCCGCAGATTCTACATAGTCGGTTACAACACCTTCCATTTTTCCTTTAGCCGTAATCACATCACCCTCTGCCTGCGTTCCCTTATCCAACACCTCCATAGGCAAAACCACCGTTTCATTAGTTTGAGGGGCGGGTTTCCCTATCCCTTCAACTACTATTTCCTGTCCTCCTGCTGGTGGTTCTGCTGGCGGTTTGTTTGCCTCTACCTTTGCTTTTAATGCTGCATTAACCGCTTCCGTTGCATTCTTTTTCTCTTCTACTATTTCCTCAGTAGCCCTTGCGTCTTCTACACTGCCTGTATAACCATACCGTTTAACTGCATTAAGGATTTGAAAGAAAGTTCCGGGTGCTGCCATAAGCAAACATTGGGTCGCCAGCATAAGGTTCTCTTCTCCTTTGCTTAGGTTCTTGCCCATCTGTTCCTCGTACAAGGTCTTAGCGTCGGTCGCATCAAAAACTTGGTTATAAGCAGCAAGGAAATTTTCCCCTACTTTTTCTTCAATTATTTCCTCCCCCGTCTTAGTTGCCAGGCGACCTATACCCCTGCCTATAAGCGGGCGACCTATACCCCTGCCTATAAGCGGGCGTCCAAACACTCCCATGATAGGCATCTTCCTGCTTATAGCCTCAAATGCTGCACCAAACGCTGTTTCCCCTAATCCTGTGGCTGCGCCTTGTCCAGTAGCTTCGTATGCCGCCGCCGCAACTAATAAATCACCCGTTAACGCTCTGGCATAAGCCGCTGATTTAGGGTCTTTGAATACCCGTAGGAAAGCGTTCTCAATCGGAGCAAGTGCGCCACCTGTTTTAGCTGCCTTACCCAAAACATTCAGCACCCCTTGACCTACTGCCATTGCAGGTACTGTCTCAAGCGAATACGGAAGGCTTTCGCCCAACATCATAGCCATATTGTCGGCAAACGTTGGAGCAAAACTTTCCATTGCTTTCAAGTCCCCCATTGTCATATCCAACACAGGGTCTTCCCCTAAAGCAGACTGCAACCCTGATGCTCGCTCCTCCTTGCTTAACTTGTCAGAGAACATGGATTCCATAAGCATCCCTGCATTCGTTCCCTTCCTAAAAGCCTCAGAAAAAATATTGACTTTCTTCTTAGCCTCCCACAACAAAGCATCCGTACCGCTTAGGTTCTCTGGCTTTTGCCATTCCTTTTCAACCATCTGGAAAAGGTTTTTATTGTATGCCAAAGCATCGGCAATACCCAATACCTCAGCATAAAGTTTATTATAGGTAGGATTTCCAGCAAATAATTCGTTGTGGTCGCCTATGCTCGTTTGCACTACTTCTGCCCCCTTGATTTCCGGAGTAAGCAATGCCTTATACGCCTGTAAGTCGGAGTACTTCTTAACCAATAAATCCTTTAAGGAAGCCCTATCCGTTTTGGCATACTTCGCTTTCGTTGCATTTACCGCCGGGGTTAAATCAATTATTCTATTCCCTTGGTCGTCGGTGTAAGCAAACTGTTCTGGTCTAATGCCAGAGTAGGCTTCCTGCTGTAAAGAGCGATACTTCGCCTTTATCTTAGGGTCGCTTTCGCTGGCTATCTTTTGCCCTAACTCATCTATGATTGCTTGCTTCTCATAGTTAGGTAAGAAGTTCTTTCCTTCTGTTTTGGCTAAATCAGATAAGATATTTCTGGTAGCCAGTTCTGGATTCTGTTTGTATAATCCCGCCGCTATTTTGAATGAAACGTCCTGTATTGCCCTATTGCGTAACCCATCCAGCTCAGCAGCCTTAGCTTGCGCTTCCTGCTTCCGAGAAACCATATCCCTCGTTAAATCATTAGCAGCATCAAACCGTTGCATCTCCCCCTTCTCAAAAAACTGTGTCTTAGTTTTAGGAGAAAGTTCACTAATTATTTTGGTCTGCGCCCTCAACTGTTTGTTGATCTCGCCAAACGCTACCTTGGTTTCCGCTGGCACATCGTACAACTTGCCCATAAATGGGATATCATACTTCTTAACTTCAAAATCCTCCAGCATAGGTGCGCCACCAAACCTTGTTTGGGTGTTGTACCGAATGGCCATTTGGGTATTGAAGTCCTCTGTTGGTCTTTCGTTATCGCTAAAAATAGCAGGGGTTTCTATTCCCGGAACGTTGGAAGAAGAAACTACTGGCTGAGGCTCGGAGGCTAATACCTGTTCAAGTAAGGCACCCGGCTTCTCATTTATTGGATTCGGGGTTTTTGCGGGAATAGAAGCCTTTGCCGTTGTTCCGCCCCCCAATGCGGGTCTTTCTTCTGTTACCGCAAAGCCCGCTTCAAGTGGGTCATAACCCGTGATTTCTCTGAAAGGAGTTTCGCTTAAAACTTCTCGACCATACTTGGTTTTATTGAACCCAGAATACAGCCCTTTGGCAAACTCAGGATCAGCCTTTAGCTTTTCATCAAAGCCTTTTAGTGTAAGTTCGTCAGGAACTAACCCAAGTTGCTTCGCATCAAGCAACAACACCGATTTTTTATCCTTATCAGGCATGATTAATTAAAATAAGTATTAGACAATAAAAGACCGTTTAGTGCGGTCTTATTAAACACTTTATTACGAATTTCGTTTTCTGTCTCAGGGCTAAAAAATTCAATACCCCCGCTATAAATAATTCTGCAAAGCAACACGCCATCATCAAAAATGACTTCCGCAGAACCTACCGTAGATATTTCGTAGAAGTCAAACTCCCGTGTCCGAACATCAGCAATTCTTTTACACGAAGGGATATCTTGCTCATCCATGTAAAAGTCGTACACCTTGATTCTAATAGGCAATGTTGCTCTCATATTATTCTTGGATTATGTTTCCGCCACCACCGGTTCCCTGCTCGGTTATCATTTCAAAGTTAGGCATAGCCGCTTCTTGCGACCCGCTGGGGTATAGCTCATTCCCCAGTACGTTTACTGTGTTTCTGTCGTTAGGGAAGGTAATCGTTACCGCATCCTTCGCTGGCCGGTATAGCCGCCCATTCACCCATACTTGTATATCTTTAGAAGATATACCAAAGTATTGCTTTTTGTCTTTAATGTTACTTCTATCGGCAACCTTTGTCCATGAACTACCATTGGCTAAAGACCCTTTGTCCATTGTGTCCACAAAAAAAGATCTAAGCTTCGGGGACGTGCCTTGCCTTACAATTATCCCGGTAAATCCGTTAGAAACGGTAGCAACATTAGGGTCTTTTACCAAAACCTTGTCGGCCACCAGATTTTTTGCCCCATCTGTGGTTAAGGGATAGTTCCATAATCGTGCGCCCTTAGTATCGTCTATAATGCCTTTTTCATCACCCACTCCTGCAAGGAGCGTTACGCTTTCGGGATTAGGCAAGATATAGTCTTTTGCCACCGGAGAAAGATCCTTTTCTAAAATTGCAGCATCCGTGCTTTGCCCAAGCGTAGACACTTTCCATCCCTCTCCCAACGCCCTCCCTAAATTGCGAAACGTTTTCTGATCCTCTGGCAAACTATTCCACGCTTGACTTGGCGCATCCGCTTCTTGTTGAAAATACCCCACAGCCTTATCTTTGTTACCGCCAGTGCTTATCTTGGTTGACTTTTGCCCTTGTTTCCATGAAGCAATAAGCTGGGTAGATTTATTAATCTTATCCTGATAACTATTGGCAATAGCAAGAGTGAAATTATCCCATGCCTTCTCAGCACTTTTGCCCTGACCATAGAGTTTAACAAAGTTTTCATACGGGGCAGAACCTTCTTGACCCATCAGGACATCCCTCTGGGTTTCTAAATAGTTTGCCAGCCCATCATAATTTACTTCCTGCCCCTTTTCGATTCCGGTAACAAGCGTTTCGAATCCAGGGTCGCTTATCTTTACCGTGCCATCTACAATTTGACTTACTACCGGGTTTAGAAACTGGTCGCCCATAGCCGCCGTAACCTGTTCGTAGGCAGAAGGATTATTTAATAAAGCTTGCGTTTCCCTTAGCTTGCCTGACTGAGCCATTAAGTCAGCGTCCTCAGCATCGTTAGCGATAGCATCCATCCAAGCAAGATATTGCGGTTGGGCATCCGCCTGTACTTTGCGCTTGTAAGGGTCGGTATCCTTTACAGACCTACTTACTATTTCTTGAAAAGCCCCGGCTGCTGAAGCTAAGGCTTTTGTTGTAGGGGCTATTTGAGCCAGCATAGGATCCGCTTTCACCGCTGCCGCAAAAGAAGCAGGGCCGGGATATTGCTCTCGAAGCATAGCCACCCTCTGATTGTATTTGTTTACGGCTCGTTTAGAAATAGCACTGCCAAGTTCCTTTGCTGCCTCAACATCAAAAACAGGTGCGGCAATATTCGGAAACGTTTGCTCAGTAGCAGCCATAGCCATAGCTTTCCTCGCAGCATTGGCAGCATTGATCGTACCGTAGTCAATAAGTCCGGGGTCGACAATGGGGATAGGAGCAGAGAAAGTTTGCCCACTATATGAACCGGCGGACAAAGGATTGAATTGCGGTGAAGAACCCGCTGTCGCAGTTCCCCTCTTCATCAATTCCTTCATTAACGCATACTGAGCAGGATTGAACCCACTCGTAATTAAGTCAGAAGCATTGTCGTTCATTATTACTCCAGAGGTACATTTAGAATTGGTACATAACCGGGAAAGGAAACATTGTTACCCCATGCGCCACCACCAGCAGGTGCGCCACTGCTAACGGGTGCGCTCGACCCGGCAGACGCTCCGGCACCGGATCCGCCAGCAGCACCCCCACCTAATCCGCTAAAATTATTATTTGCAAAGAATCCCTGCATATTTTTATTTAAAGCAGACTGGTTCGCAGCATTCTGGCTCAATGACATTACCCAATCGTATTGCTCAATATCCGCCTTGCGCTTCGCTACATTCTCTATCAAACTGTTTTTCAAGCCCTCAAAGAATTTAACGTCCGCAATGCGATTTGCGCTGATCTGATTTAACGCACTATTGGTTCCAGATTGTACCTTGCCAACACCTGCCATATAAGCACCAGCGTTGCCTCCGCTAACCTTGGACATCCCCTCAATAAAGGTCGCCCCGTTCTTCAATACATCATCCACCAAAGGCTTGTACATCCTTCCGGTTTCGCTGTCCCTTAATCTCTTTTTGATTTCTTCCAGATACGCTAAACGCATATCATCGTTTACATCTGGCTTCTTTTTATTAGGATTGTTCATCCCTGTTGCCACTGCCTGTCCTGCCATAGAGCCAACTTGCGCTCCCATAGGATTGCCTCCAGTAGCAGCTAACCCCAATCCAGCCCCGATTGCTGGCAATAACGATTGAAAAGTAGTAGACATAATAAACCTCTTAGGTGATAACTTTTGGTCTAATACCAAAGGCACTCACACCCATTTTCCCCGCTAAGTTAAACATTATTTTAACCACAATGACCCTGCTCTGAACCCGATTGTTAGGGGCTGTTAACTGGCGTGGAATCCATGTAGAAAAATAACCATAGTTGCGCCATGCTAATGGGCTACTTGCTGTAATGATTTCAGCATCGGGAACGTCCGTAGGCTCTGGCTTCTGTATGTAAAACTCCGTAACACTTGGCTTAATCGTACTGGCGATTTGCATCTGAAGCATATCCTTGTACGTGCTGAATGGTTCGCTGAATGCTACCTGTATCCAACGCTCAGGCAAAGAACCGTTAATGGAATAGCCACTGCCAATAATGTAAACTTCACCTTCCCTTGTGCCAAAAATTTCCCTGCCTACTCTAACGTAGTTGTCGAATTGGTAAGTAAACCTGCCTATCCATGCTCCTTTTTTCTGATCCTGAACCGTAGCAAAGCTGTAAACAAATACGCCTTCCTCTGGTAATAAGACGTTTTCTACAAAGGTGTAACTGTATGCTCCATCTTTGTAGGTGTAGTCAAAGCGGGCTACTTCGTCTGGTTGCATTCCATAAGAGAAACTTCCTGATGTAAAGGTTATTGAACCCGCCGACAAATTCTTTAAAACAAGGGTTTTTACATTTTCGTTTGCCGGAATATCAATATCATCCGTTACAGTCAAATAGCTGCCCGTAGAAATTAATCCTCCAACTTCAGGGTTATCCAAGTTTGCCCAATAAGTATCTACCCAATTCTGGTCAATAGCCACAGGATTTAAGTACACACTCACCCAATACTCTTCGTCTTTAGGATTGTATCCTGCCGTAATGCTATCCCTGTAATAAGGATGAACCCATGCCATAACCCTATTGATCAAAGCATCGTAGTAGTTCCCCGTTACATTCTGAACCACCATATCTTTTAACAAGAAAGCATCTTTTTTATTAACCCATACCAAGCCCCAATCGGTTTCGCATTTCGTCCTCCACAGTTCCTCTGGCATCCCGTTTTCAATCTCTATCCAATTGTAGTCCGTAATGCCTGAAGTGTCCGTAACCCCTAATTGAAAGATTTGGTCGGCGGATACATCAGAAATAAGATTCTTATCTACAACAGCCATTGCTAACCCATTACTCATAATAGCATATAGCACATCCCCTTTCCCTGATACATTCTCACTATAAGCACTCTTAATACAACCCTTATCATCAGGAAATACAAAAAAACTTCCTGGCTTAAATGTTCTGATCCCGGGATCATACTGCAAGTTAGGCTGTCGTTCCTCTGACCATACCGCACCAGTACAGAAAAGGAGCCGTTCTTTAAAACCGGCGGCGGGCTTCATAATAAACTTGGTGTAGTTCCACTCTTGGCTGTAATCCAAGTTCACTTCAGGGTTGACTTTAAATCCGCCCCATCCCCAATTATCCCGTTCGTTCGGGTAATCAATATCATATTGCGCCCAAATGTTCGGGGCTGAACTGGCTGGCGTTGCCCACTTATTAGGACGCATCACATAATTATTTGCCGGGAATACCGACCCATAATCGTATGGAACGCACGCCCTCGTTTCACAGTCGTACAGCATCACCCACTGACGTAGGTATCCATTAACCACCTCAACAGTATTTTCATCCTGTATCTGACCTAAACTCGTTATCGCATTGATATTATTAATAATAAAGTTCCTTTCATTCATCCTGTATGTGTCATACGGAGGCAGGAAAGAACCAATGGTTAATAACCAATCTCCGGTTCCTCCTACAAAAGAAGCATTCTCATCATACTGGTTGTCAATGAACGTTCCTATGCTTTCTGCTACATACGTATCCCCACCGAAAACCCGTATTGGAGCAGTGTTGTCATACATAACAATTATTTCACTGCCATCATTAGGAGAAAAATCCGGTACGTCAAAGCGGATAACAAATCGTTCCTTCTCTAAAAAGCTACTGGTAAATATCCCCTGAACGTCCGGGCTTAATCCAACAGGCAAAGAACCAATTCCATTTATTAGGTAGTCTGTTATCTGGGTTATTTCACCCGCCGACATATACGTTCCATTGACCCAAGGACGCAATGCCCCTGATCCAATATCCCTAACATAAACATACCTGTAAGTCCCAGCCCCAATATCGCTGGATGAAGGAATACAATCCTCCCACCTCTCATCCACACTCTCATACGAACCCCCTTGCTGGCACAATCCAAGTAAAGACTTGACCTTAATGTGAACTCCCGTAGGCACATACTGGTTGCTCGTTACTTCCTGCCTGTCGGTTTGTACTGACCGCTTAACTATGGAAACAATGAAAAAGGGGGCTGCCTCAAAAACTCCCGCAGCAGGAAAGATATTGCTGCCTAAAGAAATGCCAAAGGTAAGCCCCTGCCTTGTTTGCCTGGTTATTACTGCTGAAATAGGAACCGTCGTAATTGTTGTTATCCCGCCAAATGTCGAAGCGTTCAACCACTGGTTCCACCTTACATAAGGATAAGAAGGCGCAACCGGAGCCGCCTGAGCATTAATGCTGTTTTCATCATACAACACTCTGGCATAAGAAGCCATATCAATAAGCGAATCATAAGGATCAGAAACATACGGGGCAAACCTTCTTCTCCCGCTGTACATCTCTGAGAATATTCCAACAGGAGCCTGAACCAATACCTCATACGAACCGAAATTGTTTAACAGTTCATCACTGTCTACAATGCCAAAATCTATGTCCGGGAAATGACACCATATCGCATCTATCTTAGAAGCGGTTATAGTTCCTCCCGCAACAACAGGTTCTCTAACCGCTATCCCTTGGCACAAAATCCGGTTCTGTCTGGCAGTACGAACAATAGCAAAACTCTCCATCCCTTCCGGAACCTCTACCCCTGCAATACATATACCCTTAGAAAAGTAAGGAGGCGCAAAGCCCGTTGGATTATACTCTGGAACAACAGTAGCCCCCACCTGAGCGTTAGCGTGCATACGCATCTGGTGAGCATCGTTAATGGCATCCCCATCGTTCCTTGGCGTAAAGGGGTGGTAGCCCACATCCTGAGTTAAGTAAACATCATTGCCAAGGATATTTGTGGTCTGAGGATTGTTCGGACAAGTGCCTGGCGGATTTGCATCTACATCAGAAGCGTCCTTATAATTTAAAGAGATAACTGTCCCGCCATCGTGGATATTCGTAAACAAACACGGGTTGTTCTTTTGGGTCAACCCCATGTCGTTACTCTGAACGTCTATAATCTCCGTTACTTGCGCCCCAACATTACTGTTGCTGGTTCCTACTGGTAAGGACTGAATGCCTACATTCGGGTATCTCCCTGCTGAATCCGTGCCATTGGTATCTCCAGGAAAGCGATCATAACTGAATCGCTCCGTACACGTATCAATAGCATTCCTTCTGCCCCAATCGTGGGTAGCAGTATCCGGAACAGGAGTAACAAAAGCGTTAACGAAATTAGGGTAGAAGCCTACAACTCCTAAGTAATATACTTCATTGGACTGGTAGCCTTTGTAGTAAGTAGCATTGTAAGGGTCTTTGTGTCCTTGCTTCCCAATTCCCTGAATAATAGAAATAGAGTTCCTGGTATTGCCAGAACACTGACCCGAACCATCAAATGTTTTAAGGGCAATGGGAATATCTAAGGATTGATATTCTATGTTTAATAAGTAAACCCGCCGCCTAAAATAACGGATTGCCTTGCACCGCTTAATCACTCCCTTAACCTGTAAGTCCTCAACCGTTAAAGGAACCGGCGGGTCTAATAAATAAGGGCTGTCTACATCCGTAAACTCCACCACATAAGGCGTAGTAGAACTAATTGGAATCTTAGCTATTACCTGTGGTACTGGCGTTACCGTTGTTGGCTGACCGCTATTCCAATCGTGCCTGATAATTTCTATGAAGTCATACCCTTGCGGATTGCTTACCCTAAAAATAATCGTAGGCGCATACCTGCTGGTAAACCCTACTGGCGCACCAACAGAAGCATAACCTGAATAAATAATATCTTTATCATCCAACGTCAAAGGGATTTTTATTGGAGGCGTAGGTAAGCTGATATTGGTAGCATCGCCTGTCGCAGAAATAAATCTTACCTGATACGCATAACTGCCTACCAGCATACCCGCAGCCTGACCTAAATCAGCAAATTCCTTAAATCGGGGTACGTCATTGTAGGTGTTCACCTGCAAGTACAGGTCGCTCATAACAAACGAAGCAAAATATTTGTCCGTTGTTATGTTGTCCAACATATCTTTTATGTTGAATATTAAAGGGGGGTTGTTGTAGTCCGTAGCAAAAACTTCTCCCTCTTCGCATCCATCGTTCTTGCTCATCTGGAACTTGTGATCCACATTGACCGTAAAGTTCTGGCTTCGTAATGCCACCTGCCCATTAATGGTAACGTAGGCTGGGTTGACCGCTAAATCTACCGTAGGGTATTTGTATGCCCATATAGTAAACTGGTTGCCTCCCGCCGCAATAGAACCGATATCCTCAAAGTCCTCTGGGTTCGGGACAACAGAATAATCGTTTAGGTAGTAAACACTTTCGCCTCCAATAGCTTCTAACCTGCCCTTCTGGGTGTCAGAGTTGGGGCGGAAGTTCTGCTGGTCTATGTATTTGCCAGTGTCTTGCGCTCCTAATAATTCAGCATCTAATGAAGTATCAGCACCAGAATAAAAAGTGCGAAGAAAGACTTTGTGTTCGTTCCCTACCATATAACAAAATTATACTTTTTTAGTAACCCGCCGACCTTTTTAATCTTTTGGGGGCGCGGGCAAACGATTAAAATAAGGGGCGGTATCATTTCACAATCCCCTCTGGTGCTGGTGCTACATAATACAGCCCTATTGACCTAAAGTAAAGGTACAGCCGCCTTCTTACTTCTTGCCCTTCTACTAACTCATACAGGGTGTAATCAAATGGACTGTCTTTCCTTGCCTTACGCAACATCTTCCTATTCATAGCCAGCGTAATCCCTTTCCGGTCTACTTCTAAAAGTATTGCCGTTTGTGTTACCGATGCTCCATAAACATACAGCATCGCCTCATACAGCAACAGTCTTGCGAAAACTATTTCTGCCGTTCGCTTATTGGTATCTAATATGTCAAACCGACTAAGCCCCGTAACCTCTTCTACTGCCTGTTTAATAACATCCGCAGCATCATACGGAACCATATTCCGAATCCATTCATTGACCATAGGAATATCTTCCTCATGGTTAGGGACGTGCAAATGACACACCAGCCCCGTTTCCTTATACAAGAAAACCATGAAGTCAAATATCCTTGCCCTTAATGCTTCAGATAGCTCCCTGCCACTTATCTGGCTAATTGCAAAGTTTTGTATCTTCTTGGGTACTCGAAACATTACTTAGTAATTTGATTTGAGCCTCAATGGACAAGCGAACTCTTCTTATTTCGTTCTCCCTGCCCTCTAAGGATTTGACGTACTTCTGTAACTCCTTCACATCGGAGGATACGTAGTAACCAGAAGAAGTTGCCATAAGGTTAGTGATTAGTCCGTGCTTGCGGATGTAGTTGATTAGCTTTCTAACCGCCGTCTGATTTAATAAAATGCCGGTTTTGGGGAACAAATATCTTATAATGATTTCGTTCCGTACCGCATTCTGCTTCCCCTTAGCCTTCTGCAAATATTCCACCATAGGGGTAAGTACAGAAAACTCCCGTTCAGTTAAGGGTTTCGTTTCCTTTTCAAAGCCTTCCAGCATATTGTTAAATTAGTTTTGTTATCTTTTACGATACCGCCCCCTATTTTGTTGCATCGCTGGCATCCATAGTGTACTCAATTCTAACTACATCTTTTATTTGTTTGCCAAAAGCTAACACTTCTTTTTCAATATGATAACTAACCCATTTAAACTCTTCGGCAATGCTTAGATTTTTGTATTCAGATGATGCGCTTCCGTTGCTTTCAAAAAAAGACCCATCGCTAAAAATCACCTTGTATCTGTTGTCTGATTTGTATGCCACCTTCTTGTTCTATTTGTTTACGAACTATAAACAAGTAGCGCAGAAATCTGACTTAGGTTTTTGGACATTTCCCTTTCGGCATATGCCTCGCTCAACCATATCAGTTCCTTGCGCTACAAAGATTATAATACGTAAACATTACAAAAACGTTACAAAAACCTGCAAAAGATTAAAATGGTCGGCGGTTTCCTAAATAAAGGAAGCGTAGTACGCCTGCATATTTGTTTTCTCAAACTTATCCATCTGCTGACTTCTTCTTATTGCCTTAAACCATTCTCCATCTATATCATCTTGTACGTGCTTCATAGCTTCTCCGTACACCATCCTTAATCCTGGATTTTTTCCAAAATCAGCTAATGTAGGTACTGCATTATATACTACCCACCACTTAACCGCTTGCCTTGCAAACAAAGGAACTATTGGGCAGTCTATTAAATCAGTAAGCACTCCATGATAAATTAGTTTATAATAATCATACGTTACCAATACGTGTTCGTTGAAGTGAATACCCCCACTATAAATATTGGCGTAAGGTAAATTTCCCTCAAAGTAAGTGTTCCTTCTTTCCATTGTCCCCTTACCATTATTTCGGGGGCTGTCATTGAAATTCCTTTTCCATCCCACCGGAACAAAGTGGGTAGTGTCGCAACACTCTCCTATAAAAGCATACAGTTCCCGAACACTAATGCAACCGTTGGGTAATGGATACGGGTTCTTAGGCTCGGCTCCTAAACTCTGTATCTCCGTGTGAAGCATATACAAAGTGTCGAATCCTAACTCCTGTAATGCCTGCTCTACTTGAGAACGGTACCATCCGGGAGTATTCTGAATCATTTCCCTATCCTGAATTAAGGATAAAGCATCCGATAAAATATCATTGGGGGTTACGAAGGAGTTGTGATTCATGGCTTATTGACCCGCCCCCGAATTTGTTGGATTGCCCTGATCCACACTCTCAGGTAAATTTACCTGCGGTGCGCCATACCTGCCATCATTAACCAAATCTTTTGGAATCGCTAACATAAATCTACTCATAGCACTGACCTTACGCATAACTTCCAAACATAAATCATTGCTCAGTGGCACTTCTTCATCCAAAGAAGTTATTCCACTGAAAGAGATTGCCTCCTTAACAAACATCTCCACCGTCCTGACCTTAACCTTCTCAACACCAATCAGCATAATTTTGTCGCCAACACGCATGAAGTAAGGACTTGAAGGACTTGGCTCTTCGTGCTTATTAAATCCTAACCGGCGTACCGAATTAGGCGTTCTAACCTCAGAGAAAACAACAGTCTGGAATACCGGTTTGTTATCTGCACCTGTCATTTCCAAACCATAAGTAACCATTTCAATAGCATCAGGGGCATCAAACACCAAAAAGCCCGAAGGCAATTGAACATACTTGCGCCCTTGCTGTAAAACAGTAGGGTCCGTTACCGTACCGTTTTGCACTGGCACGTTGACGTACTGCTTCCGGTACATTCCCGGGACCATAAGCCCTCGCTTATACCTCAAATCATTGATGGCTACAATACACCAGTACAGTGCGTGCGCTGGCGTTATGTCCGCATCGTCATTGATTTGCTGATAGTCCGCAATAACTAAGTCAGTTAATTCTTTGTACGTCATAACAAGCTCCTTAGCAACAAGTTCATTTCAGATAGGTTCACCTGAATCTCAGGGATACCATCCTCCATAGGGTAGTTAATGTACTCGTTCGCTTTCTCAAGAACAAAAGAATACAAACTATCCATGAACGGGATATCATTGGTTCCTAATGTAGCAATCGGAGTATAGCCATTCACATAAAATACCGTAACCCATTTGCCATAAGCACTTGGAGATATTTGGATCTCTCGTTCCGTACCCGTACTGTAATTCGTAGGGGGAACATAGCCATACCTAACTGCACCACTGGGAACAGTTCCATTAAAACCGGCGGCAAAAGTATTCGTTCTGGCTATTCCCGATTCTTCCAACGTCATGCGCTTGGCAGGATCACCATCGCCTGCATACTTATACCCCGTTGCTTGGCTAACCACAGGGTTCGCTAACGCTGGAACTTGTATGCTCGGATAAACAGATCCCCCAACATGAACTGCCGTAACTATCTCAGGGGCTATACCCGAAGCAGGACCATATACATTTACTCTGGAAAGAGCAGAGGGAATAAATACTTTAGCAAAACTCATCTTAGCCAAAGCCTCTTCCGGAAACTTATTCTGACCGTAGCCCAAACGAATCATAGCCAAAGTATACTGACACGCCTGATTAATAGCCGGAATAAGGTTCAGCGTGGTATCGTAGTGATCCGTACCCTCCGCTGCCAACCGGCTTAATAATGCGTCTGCTATACTTTGGCTATCCATCGTTTAAATCCTTATGCTTTTCCTGCTTTCATTTGGTTCGACAACTCTACCGCATCAAAAATGCGCTTCGTTGTAGCATCAGCAGCGTCAGCCACACGAACCTTTGACATTTCCTCGTCTACCATCTTGGTAACAAGCATCTGCTTCATAGTTTCGATAGGCGTGTTGGCATTGAAGCCTCCCTGAATAGCCTGAGACATGATTTGGCTTTGGTTCATAGAGTCAACCAAACGGCTGAACTTAACCACAAGCAAGTCTCTGGTATTGATTTTTTCGTAAATGTTGTTCGCTGAGTTTTCAAAGAATTGGAAACCGCCCTCTGGCATATTATTGATATGCTTAGGGTGCGAACGGATGAAGTCCAGTTGCTTCTTTGACCATATCATAATGCTGGATAAGATAACTCTTTGCTCATTACGCATCAGCACTGAAGCCCGCTTAAATCTAAGAGGCGTGTTGTAGGGGGCGTTTCTCGCTAACCCATGCTTCACATAATCAAACACTGGACCAAAGCCTACTTGGAAAACGGTTACAGGCTCGTCCAATAAGTCGTCAGTTTCCTTCAGGAAGTCCGCTTCAACATCAACGTAGGAACGGGTTTGAACCGCCTTCTCGCCATTGTTTAAACTATGGAATAAGTCCTTCATGGAAGCAACAAGTTGTTCCATGCCAGCGTTCTCCTTAGTAACGCTTTTGTTTGCTTCAGAGGTAGGAATCGTAGCCAAGTGTTTGGCTATCGTTTCTTGAAGCCGCTTGTCAACAGCAGCATTAAAATCGTCCTCAGTAAGAAAGAAACCGCCCTCTTTTTTATTCAATTCGGGGTTTTTGGGATTCGGAATCGAAGAAGGATTTGAAGTGGGAGTATCGCCAAACGGGTTATCGCCGCTTGCATCTGGTGTAAGTCCTGTACTTTTTGCCATAAACTTTTTTCAAAAGTATAAAAAAACCGCCATTTGAAAAAATCAAGTGGCGGTTTTCTTCATGATTAAGATTTGTTAGTTTACAAAAATCGCACCCATAGCTAACGGGTTATTGATTTTGAATCCAATAGAACCTTCCAACCAGTTCACTTCCCAGTTCTGCAAGTTGGAATCGCCTTGCAATCTGGTTAATGTTTTACCTGAGTTGAACGGATACGCACCAAAGTACACTGGACGAATATTCTTCATATCCATCAGGAATGCAGCATTAGCAAAGGACTGAGGGAAACAGCTATTGTCGGAGAAACGCTTCATCGGCGCAAACACAACTTTAGAACTTCCCAAGTTTACTTGGCTTAACTCCATGTCCGCAACACGGTCATTTGGTTGGTAACGTAACAAGTTGCCCTTATACTCTTTTGACAACAGCGTTGCCAAAGAAGGCGTTAAGAACAATGGACGTGTAGCCCCGTATGGCCCGTACTCCGTTTCTGTAACCATCTGCTCGAACATATTGACGAAATTCGCCAACGTGGTGTTCTGAACAAATGATCCAGCGTTTGTCATTGCAGGGTAAACCCCACCAGTAGTCTTAGCCACACCATCGGTGCTGACAATTGACGCACCAGTAGAAGCTAATTGAACCTGCCCCTTTTGTCCATTCCAGAACAAGTTGCCTACGTCCTTACGCAATTCCAGTAAGTTTCTGTCCAATTGCTCTTGGTAATAACCTGGCAAATAGGAGTTGTTTTGAAACTTGTACTGTTCTGCACGGGAGAAACGTGTCGCACGGGAGAAGATTTGACAGTAGTTAGTACGTCTTACCGTGTCTTGACGGAAATAAGTACTAATGTAGTTCAATCCATCAGCAGATACGTTTGATAGTAACGCCAATGTGTCGTTTGCAACAACCGCAGGTAAAGCCGGAGCAGGAGCCGTCATTTGCTTTACTTTGATAGTCGTTGCGTTGGTGATCTCATACACTACCCCAATGGTGCCATTAGGATAAAGTACTTGATAGTCCACAGATACTACGCTCGAATCCGATACCGTCAATGTTTGAGTTGTGCCAACACCCGTATTAGCCGTAATGGTAATAGCAGTTCTGGATTCTCCCATTTCGTAGAACTCAAATTCGTCTGATTTACACAGTTCAGGCATACCGCCCATTTCAAGGAATTTTAAATCCGAGAACTGTTGATCGCTTGCGTCAAAGATGGTGCTGTACACCATTCTCTCAAGGAATGGTACTTCATATCCTTGATTGTACGTGTCCGCATAGCCCCCTGAAGGACCATAAGGATTCATGTTTTTGTTCTGATACGCACTCGCATCCGCCGTTGAAGGGCCTATCGAAGGTGGCGTATAATTGTCTGTCAATGCCACTGAAAACTCGCTTTCTTTATTTTAGTTTAGATTACTGACTTTTTTACTTAGGACTTAGGCTGAGGTTTGCTGGCGTAAGGGTCTTTGCTACCATGAACCATACGGTTATAATTATCAGCCGCATATTGTTCCTGCGGATTTAGCCTTTGCTCCTGACCCGGAAGGGGCTTCGGATTACCTGCATTGCCCGTAACAACTGGTGCTGCTGGTAGTTGAATCTTATACCTCTGAAGCACTTCGCTTTCGATACGCTTCGATAGCTGCGCTTCCATAACTTTCAACTGCTCAACACCCCCTCTGGCTAATGCCAAACGCTCTAAAGCATCTGGCCTTGGCATACCCTTTTCATCAAAGAACATAGCCACAACCTCATTAGCGTTCTTAATCATCCCCGTAACTTTTTGCACTTCCGTATCTGGGAACCCAGGTAACGAACTGCGCAATCTGCCCTGCGCTACTTCTACATTTCTGGCATACTCGGCTTGCTTAATTTGACCTTGGTGCGCCTCAATTTCTTTTGTCGCCAAAACCTTTTCTCGCTTACCCTCGTATCTATCCTTTAATGTAGCCACTCGCATATCATAGGATGATGGATCGCTTTCCTGCAACAAAGATAATTCATTTTGTTGTTCCTCCGTTAAAAAAGTTTTAACGACATTGGACAAGTCTTGCTTGTCAAATGGGAGGGCAAAATCAATCGTTCCTGCATTGGTGAAAACCGACCTCCAACTGTCTGCTGGAGCTTCGCCTGTCATGCTTTGTAAGAACTTATAGTTCGCTTCCTTTAGTTCAGTAGGTAAGCTCTCGTAGAAAGCTAAGGTAGCGTCAAGCTGGTTCTTAGCTTCCTTTAAGGTAGGCATCTCTGCCTTCCATTGGGAAACGTTTTGGGCTATTCCTATTAAGTCGTTTGGATTCTCAACTTGGAATCCCGCCGACCTAAATGTTGAAAGTGCCTGATCCATATTTTCAATAGCCGTAGGGAACTCAACCGGTTTGTTCGCCGGAGCAGCAAACCATGAAGTAGGTTCTTCTGCTGAAGGAATTGCCGGAGCTGGCGGGTTTTGTGCTATAACTGGTTCTGGTACTGGATTAGGTTGTGAAGCCAGTGCTGGTTGTGGAGGCTGTTTTGGCTGTGGTTGGGGAACAGGTGGTGGTGGTGCTTGCCGAGAAACAAATGCCTCGTACTCTTTTCCAAAACTGGACTTAAATGTATTAATATCCAGTTTCATTAAATCTTTGGCCAACTCCTGAGACCGTTGCGGCCCCAAATCAGATGCCCGTGTCTGCAACACCGAATTGTTGCTTATTGTGAAATTTACTAATTGTTCACTTACTACTTCTGCTTCCATTATTTAGTTTTAAGTTGTACTACCTTCTTTATCTTCTAACGACGCTTCCAAAATTGCCATGCGTTCCTCTACCAGAATTTTTAATTCCGCCGCCAGTTTATCCAGTTCTGCCTTATTGACAGCCCTTGCATTCACCATTTCTATCTTGGCGTTGTCCTTCTGCATCTGATTAACTCTTGCCTCAATCCTGTCTCTTTCTTTCTCCTGCAATGCTAACCCTACCATCTGCTCTTCTTTAGCCTGAGCCTGAGCCATACCCTGTTGCGAGGCAGCGTTGGTTTGCATAATGGCTTGCTTCTCCGCTTCGAGCATCCGTAACATATCCCGTTTTAAAGCATCCAAATCATCAGACTGGAAATTTAAAATGAATGTTTCTTTATCAATAATCCCCTTTTCATACAAAAGGTTAGTTATCTGAAAAACGATTTGCTTACGGACTTCCTTAACATTATCCTGAACTACATTGATCCTAAAGTAATCCAACATAGCATCCTTGCTAATCTTTATAGCCCGCAATCCGGTATCCCCTACTTTAATTACCAACGATTTATCGTAGTAGGAATACATATTTTTGCCTATGTCCGCTAAGGATTTATATACCCCCAACATACAACTGCGTAGTGCGTCGTAATACGGTTCCTGGATTAACGTTCCTCTTTGAACCAACAACTGAATAACGCCCAACATAGGTGCGCCTCCATTAGCCATATCCATTAAAGGATCGTTAATACCTACATAGTTATTGGCTAACGCCTGCAATTCTCCAGCGGAACGTAGAATATTAAATGTCGCTTCATTGATACCAAAATTATATGGCATCATCATATTGCCTATCCCATGCCTCTTAGCCTTCAGGCCAATAGGATAACCTGATTTTATCTTCTCATACATACTGGCTTCGGATTCGTCCTTGTCTCCATCCAAAGCCGTTTCGTCATAAGCCAAACCAGAACCACCAGCCGTTGACAAGTGGTTCTCAAATACGGATAAGGCCCTATTTGTTAGCCTATTGATATCTACTGCATCATATAAAGGGACGGAAATACTGCCCTGATTCCACCACCAACAAGAAATACTGTAAGGGTTAGTCATAGTATAACCGCCCTCAGCATCCTTGGAAACAAAAGGAAATTCCCCGTAATCCAGAACAATATCCGGAACTACCAAAGGATTTACCTTAACCATTAACTTAGGATCTCCCACCAACTCATACGGGATAAATTTGGTGTACCTCAGTGTGCGTGGATACGCAAATCCACTATTAGCAATAGCCCCTTCCGGAGCTGCTACAATCTTAACTTCTTTTAATTCTGAGTTGGCCTTAGCGTAAGCAAGAAGGTTCACGAACTGTGGTTCGCCATTAACATCTACCCAGGCAAACTCTTCTTCGTCATTGTCAAACCATACCATCTGAACAACTGGAACTCTTTCCTGTTTGTCCTTGATAGCATTGACAGGGTTGTATCCCCCATTATAGAAATAACTATCACTGGCCCCCGAATTTAAGGCATTGTTATTAATCGCCTGCTGCATTGCCTCAAGGCTATGGGCCGCCGTTTTCGGGAACAAGGCTTTAATCTGCTGAGGCGTATAGTATTCTATATGGCCTAAAAAAGCCGCATCCCGCATATCGGAATAAATGGCATTGTGGTCAAATAACACATTAGCGTATGGAATAACCGATACCTCTAACTTGCCTCCATATAAGTTGAAGTTATTAATTACCGCAGCGGAAACGCCCCCGATAACTAAGTTTTCTCCCAACAGTTTCTTTATCGTACCATTGATATCATTCTCTATCTTTAATGATTCTAACAAATAATTAATACTCTTGACTAAAGCATCTTGGTAATTTTCATAAAATTCTTTAACCCCTTGCTCCTGCTCCTGTGGAATACCCATACCCGCAGCCATTTGCCCCTGCATATCTTTAGGCATCTGATTAAGAAAATCATAACTCGCAAGCAGTTCCGTTAAGTCCATCTGCTGACGGATAACGGCACGTTGGCTATAAGCCTCCGCCTTAGCATCGAAGTTCATTCGAGCAACATTGCCCCTGAACTGCTGCGCCATTTGCTCTATAATATTTTTTGTCAGCTTCAAACGTGGGGTCTTACGCCCATCATTCAAGAATACCTGAGCATCCTCCGGATGTTCCCACTGCTGATACCGTAAGAAGAACTCAATCTGATTAGCCATCACCAACCAAGCGGCTCTCCGAACATCGTTCAAAGAGATATAAGCGTAATACCTTGCACAATTAACATAGTAAGACACATCCTTATTGCTTGTAAAAGGAGAAGGTCTAAATCCTGGAAATTGTAGAGTAGTATTCACGAACCGATTAACCCTTGGTATAACATAGCAGCAACAGTATTGAAGTCCACACGAGAATCAATAGCAGGGAAGCCAGTAATTAATGGCTTGGCATATAAGTAATCATCGCCCCAAATAATATCAGCGTTGGTGCCCTGAGAGAAGAAAGTGTCTAAGCCAATGCTTAGAAGAAATCTGTCAACAGTAGTTGTAGCAGAACCGGCTAAGGTAGTGTACCATGTAGAATCTGCGCCTGCAAAAGAAAGAGCAAGCCCTGATAACCTCCAATAAGCAGCCGTTTTAAAGAAGTCGAATTTATATACCGCCCCCGATTTTGTTCGGATGCCCATATAGCACTGCGCAATAGGATTCGCCTGCGTAACCGTACCCAGACCCATAAATACCACATCGGTAATATCGGTTCTGCGAATGGCTGCAAAAGAAATTACATTGTCCCAATTGATAGGATCAGGGAAATATCTGTTCCCAGAACCGTCTTCGCCCATTACGGCGTTGCGCTCCAAACCGAAAAGCACATAGTCAGATAACTGCAAAGCGTTACCATAGATAACGCCATCATCAGGAAACACCTTTGAGAAGTCAGAGGTAGCCCCCGACATATTCGTGCCTCTGGCTGGCGCAATCAGCAAGTATGCGTCTACCAAATCAGGCATTATCCGCTTCCTCCATAGAATCCTGAGCCAACTGCCGAAGGCTTATTTCTTCTCCTTGGTGCTGTTCGTTGTATCTAAAAACCCGACATTCAACATTAGTGTTGGCGGCTTCCAAAGCCTCAGTTGCAGTATTGATATACTGCTGTCCATTAGTCAAGTCGTGTGTTGAAACTCCGTAGTACATATTATTTATTTATAATTGATACCCGCAAATAATTAAGAGAAAGTATTTCAGCACCAACTTCTTTAGTGCCAAACGCACATAGGTAAAAATCAGCGGATGCAAAATTTTTAGTCAACACTAATCCAGCAGCCGCATTATTAGTACCCGCACTTAAATCATCAGTAGCAACACCGGTAACAATCTGAGCAGATAAACTGTTTCTAAAAACAATTTTTCTATTCTGCTTTCGTAACGGCTGAGTAGTGTAAACAGCAGTCCCTGAAATATTTACCCTGTTGGTCGTGCCTAATGCGTTGTCGGCTACCGCCCATATTAAAGTCTTATCATTTGGGCCTACTGTTCCAGAAAGAAGGTAATCGTACACGATCTCGGAATTGGCCTGCATAAGTTCCCTTGGCAAAAGCACGGCGACAAGTAACACTTCTGACGTTGTATTGCCTACCGCTAACGCTGCCCCGCTTTGGTGAATGTTCACATAAGGAGCTGCCCAATGGGTGCCATCCCAGAAAAATAACGCCCCGTAGATCGTATTGAAAAATAAATCGTTGGTAACAGGATTCGCAGGGAAGGAACTGCCAGATGCGCTGAACGTCCTTTCAAAGAAAGCAGAAGAACTGAGATACCCCGAAATGGTAGTTATCGTTCCCGCAGCACTTGGACGTAAGCCGTAACGGATATTGTTAACCGTAGTCGCCGTAACCAAAAAGTTCCAGTAGTCAGCATCCGCCTGAGTAGAGCCACTAAGGAAATTAACGTAGGCTTGGCTCCAATCTAAAGTTATGTTCTGCCCGTTGGATAATTTTAACGTAGCCAGCAGTGTAGCAACTACTGGCATATTGTAAGGGTTGTTCGTTATCTGAACAACATTGCTTTCAATATCAACTATGTCAGAACGCCTGAAGGTGTTAATTGCTTTAACAGTAGGGGTTCCAGAGATTACATAGGTAGTGCTGTCAACTTCAATAGGGTCAAAGTAAATTAAGTATACCGCCTCAGTGTCGCCAGAACTGCTTCCAGCAAAAGAAGGACGGGTGCTACCATTACAAAAAAATAGTCCCCAAGGCTTTTCTATTCTTGTTGTTGCCACGAAACAAAAGTATAAAAAAAGTTTGGTTTCTGAAACCGCCCCCTTTTTTAATCTTTTGCGGGTTTAAGAGTTGGCATCGTTCCCGATTATTTCAAACTGTTCCTCCCCTGTTCTGGCATACGTTCCATCTCGGCTGAAAAGAAACTCTAATGATGCCTCTGAATCTGAAAGCCATTTAACCATAAAGCAACCTGCCTGAAAAACAACCTCCCCTATCCCATAGCCACATTTTACAATATTGCCTTCGTAAAACTCTCGACCGTTCAAGTCAAGCAATCCGGTTGCTTTTTTAGGTTCTCCACCATACTCAATAAACTTGTCCAACGCCTGAGTGTGTACCTGAATGGCGTTCTCAAAGGTCTGGTGGTCGTAACTGAACAGGTAGTTCTCCTCCGTTCTGCCGTTCCGAAACCTTGCTCCCATTGTTACCAGAACGATTTCCATCAGTTCATGGGATAAAATGCTCAGGGTGTACAACGGGTCTTTATCATAGGACTTAATCCCAATTGATATCGTTGATTCTGACCAATTGAATGAACCTGCATCCGATTCTTTATCCCAGATAATTTGAAACCTGAATGCAAGGATTTCTACTTGTTGTATGAATTTTAGTTTAGTCATTCTAATTCTGTTTTAATAAAAATTGCCACTTGCGTATATCTACGTGTTAGCGGTAATGCTACGAACCGCATACCCGACTGACTGCAATTTCATAATATTGTTTCTCTTTTTCAATTCCTACAAAAAAACGATTAAGTTCTTTTGATGCTAAACAAGTAGTCCCTGAACCCATTGTGTTATCTAAAACAACATCGTTTTCATCTGTGTAAGTGGATATAAAATACTTCATCAACTCTTTTGGCTTTTGTGTTGGGTGGTACTTCACTTTCGGCAGTTGTGAAATATTGTACAGTTCTTGGGTTTCTTAATCCAGTTTCATTTACTATTTCAAAACCGTTAATATTTGGTATTGAATGATAAACTTCTGTTGCTTTGCCTGTTTTTTTATCTTTGCCTTTATTAAATGCTTTCCCTTGCACCTTTTGAGCATTGTATTTAGTTTTACCCTTCCCAAATACAACTATGTTTTCGTGTGCTTTTAAAGGCATATAACTTGCTTGTAAAAAATTACTTGCTTTTGATTTTTCCCATATCCACTCATACTTAAATAGTTTTGGATTACTCATTATTAACGCACTTGTAAAAGGTTGTGAAGCAGTCAATACTATTGCACCGTTATCTGTAAGTATTCTTTCATATTCTTCCCAAAGTTTGTCAAAAGGCAAAATACTATCCCATTTACAAGCGGTTGTACCATAAGGCAAATCAGCTAAAATAAGATTAACTGACTTGTCTTTTATGTAAGGAAAAATATCGAAACAATCCGCATTAACCAAAGCACTACCGCTAACAAGGGTTTTGCAATAGTGGGGCGGAAGCGGTTTATTGAACATTTGTAATTCTATCATCTTTTAGTTGTTAATTGAACATTTGTACTCCGAAGCCCCACCTTCGCCAATACCCATACGTTATTGATACCAATATCCGTATTTATTTTCCAACTCCGCAATGAATTTCTTGCGCAAGTTTTGCAGGCTCTTTGAATCAGGGTCTGCACTTCTCATGATGTCATTTAATGTGCGCTTGGCAGACAGTACCGTACTTCGGTTGAACCCAAAATAACTCCCAATCTTGCCCTCCTTTATGCTGAGGCATTTCCCAACGGCTTCAAATAGGAGGTATCTGACCTCTACATTAGCCCGAAACCTTCGCTTTTCGATAATCTTAGCAACAGGGATATCACTCACTATGCTGAGCGTTGCAAGGATGTGGTCAATTGCCACAGGCAACTCCTGCTCGGCTGGTTTGTCCTTGCTGAAGGAAATCGTTATCCGGTCAAACTCAGATCCACTGGATTTAAGCAGTGCCTCCAATGAAGTGAATATCGTTTCAACTACATTCTTGGAATCGTCGCTCAGGTGCGCCCCGTTGTTAGTGTTTAGTTTCATTGTTTGATGTTTGCGTGTTTATCTGCGACAAAATGCACCACAGCTTTTGCCTTCTTTTTTGTACTCCTTATAAGCTTCCAAGATATCGTCTTGAAACATTTCTTGTTTACATTCATCGCTCAATTGGGTTAGTGTTTTCCCGCTTGTCATTATGGCATAAGTTCTTTTCCTGTTAGCTTGATAGTTTTTCTCAAATTCAATCATTTTCTCAAATTCTTTTCTATTCAAATACCACAAGGCTTTGTATTCTTTCTCAGACTTATAGAAACACATTGAACAGCCACCACGTAGCATATAAGCAGGGAAGTTTGGATGTAGGTTATAAGCTTTTAATATATCCTCACAATCCGCCCTGCTCAATAATTGTTCTTGCAATGGGTAAGAATATTTTACATTAGATTGTAATCCCCAATTCCCCTCCCTGCTTTCTTCGTCGGCATTCAAGCCAATCATTAATTCGCATTCGCCCTGTTGTGAAAGAAAATTATCAATCGGTTCTATCTTGAATTTCCCTGTACAATATCTCTTATCTGGGCTTGGCATAAATCTCCAAGTCAAAACAGCATCTAATAAATTATCAACCCAATTCCCCTTTATCTTAACCTTTGGCTTTAGTCTTATTATTTCAAAATCATCCCCGTGTAGTTCTTTTAATTTAGCTTCTGCAAAATCAATTCTTGCATACATTTCTTCATGCTCTGCCCCAGTATCACACCAAATTGCTTTTGCCCCTTTCCCAAACAGAATGCACATTGTAGTGCTTTCCACGCCTCCCGAAAAAGAAATAAACCGCTTTGTATTGTTAGTGTTCAGTTTCATTGTTTGATGTCAAAGAATTTTTTCCAAGTATCATACATAAAAGAATGGGCGATGTCATCTTCTGTGCAAATTACTATACTATTGTAAGTAATCCTAATAATCGGATATTCTTTTCCAATTATCAGTAGTTCTTGCTTAACCCCAAATGGCTTACAAACATCCTTAGCAATCAAGATTGTTCCTACGGCTAATTGTGGAGGTTCTGGCTGAGTAGTTCGGGATTCCCGAACATCTGGCTTAAGTTTCTCCACCACCTTCTGAGCCTCCCGAATAATATCGTCCATTTCGCTAATGGTTAATATCAATCCATGATCCTGCTCCATGAGCTTGAATAAGCCATCGTAATGACTGGCTATTAGGCTTAGTTCTTTCTCTGTTTCAAACATTGCTTATAAGTTCTCGTCCAACAATCTCAAAATCGCTAACCACGTTTCTTTGGTCTTAAAGTAAACCTCCATGACCTGATGCCCTGCTCCTTCTCTGTTCATGTAGATATCAAGACCGTATAAATTCGTGTCATCCTTGTAAGCATAATAGCCGGAAAAGTCAATTTGGTTAAATAAGAACATTACATACCCATCGCAGTAAACCTTTATCCTCCCGTTGTAGATTTTAAAAGTGTAGTTCTGAGAAGAAGTTTCAATCACCTTGCCCGCTTCCTTTGGATGTACGTAGGTAGGAAGATTCGTGGAGCTAATGTTTGGTAAGGGGGCTTTGGATTCGTTTAAAGCTATTTCTTCCTGTGTCATTGCTACCAAAAGGTCTTGATTTGTTATTAGCATCTCAATTAACACATCTCTGTCTGTATCCTTATAAAGAGCAACCCGTTCTTCGTAGGTTAAATTAACTTTTTGATTCATGTTTTTTGTTTTACGATACCGCCCCGAAAATGTTTCAAACTGGGGCAAAACCTCACTTTGAATATTTTGGCTGGCGGTATCCCCTTAACGCATTCTCTATCTTTGCTTCCCTTGCTGACTTAACAACTACTGTAAGCCTTCCATCGTCTCCTCTAATTATATTTCTGCTTGGCTTAGATTCTCGTAACCAGTCCTTCTCTGTTTTTACATCTACGTTCTTAGGCACTAAATGGTTCTTCGATTCTGCTGCTAAGTACCCGTATACAGCTCCATCTAACCGATCATCTTTGTAATACGCCTTATCTTTTGGCCCCCAAACATATCCCGTTTTAGAAGGATTGAGCTTCTTAGTAAACGAAGATATCTCACTCCAAAACTCTGGACTGTCTATTTTCTCACCGTATACAGTAACCAACTCAATAAGTTTCCCTACTATCCTTGGAGCATTGTGCGCCTTCTTACTAATACCATCTTGAGAAGCCTGTTCCCCTGACTGGAACATATCCGGTAACTCAGCATTGGAAATAACGTACCGTTCCAGTCCCATTATCTCTAACCAGTTGGTGTACTCAGCACCCGTATTGGTTTCTATTAACTCAAAAGGGAACTCCCCTCTTTTGTTCATAAAATAAAAAGATAAGCATATAGCCTGGATATAACATTCGTGGTAGTCCGGAACCCTGAAATTAACTTCAGCCGAAATAGTGTGGTTTACTGCATCAAATATTGTGGAATCGAAATTGGACGTTCCCGTGCCATGATTAATACAATCTGTTCCTTTGTAATACCTGTTTATCCAGGCAGGATCAGGTTCGTGAAAAATTGTGGTAGTAACCAAAGGGTCTACCCTGTCTGTTTGTATGAATTCCGCCCCCACAATTATTCCTTTGTCCCGTAAGAATATCGGGGCATTCGGGCTGCTGGAATATTTAGGAATGAAATACCCGTACTTCTTAGGGGCTTCCAACGCCCGCTTAACGTGAACGTCAATCTGCTTTCTGGGAATAAGCGTGCTGTCCGAAGATAAGAAAACGTCTGCTATCCTCCGGGGATAGTGTTGCTTGAACTGAACTTCAGGATCCTCATCCAGAACCAGCCCCTCTTTCGTTCCGGCCATATACGACCGATACTCCGATTCCAAGAACTCTTCCGTTATCCCAGGTTTGGCAAAGCACTGAATGAACATAGGGATAATGCCAGAATCGAACGTTCTTTCCTGCCATTCCCGGATCAAGCCCATATAGATAATCTCTAAGTCTTTTCCCTCCCGATTAATATTACCGCCGGTTCCCCATCCCACAACCTGCCTTACCTGTCGCAAGGTTCCGTTGATATTCTTAAATAAAGTAGGTCTGCCCTCCTTCATCATAACCCCAAGTTTCTGGGTCATACCAATTTCATCCAAAAGAACCACGCTTGGTGTACCTCCATTGATAGAGTACTTGCTGGGGCTATCTACCAGAATAGAAGAGTTGTTCCCTTTGATAGTTCCCTTTTCCTCTTTGTAGCCCACACGTAGCGACATCTTGGTATCAGAGAATACCGAAGGCCGCATATAGTCGGACCAGTTGGAGTACGAATAATAAATCTTATCCGTATAAATCTCCATTGACTTCTCTAAATCACAGGCTATATATTTGGCTTTATAGTTCTCATAAACCATTGTTTTGTTGGCTACCCAGCCTCCTTCAGTAATGGTTAAACCTACCTGCCTACCCTTGGTAGCAAAAATACTGTACCCGCAGTCCTGAAGGAATAATACCAACTGTTGCAAAGGCCACGCCGTATACTTCTCCTTACCTAATCCATTGGTAGCCCCCGATTCCTGAAACCATAAGTGCTTATTTAAAGCGTACAACGAATTGCACTTGCACCGCTTGGCTTCCGTTCTCAGTAACTCGTTAGCTTGCTCGTAAGATAAATCTGAGGACCATACTAATGGATCATCGTTTAGCCAGTAGTATGCCTGAGTAATGTAGTTGGATAAATAGTGGGGTATGTAAATATCTCGGAAGTCCCCGAAAAGCATGGTGTCAATGAACTGGATTATTTCCGGGTCCATATATCCCTTTATACCTACTCCTTGAGGCATCCAGAAGGACTGGCTTATCTTAGAGGCTAACTGAGATTTGGTTACGGTGGCTTTGGCGGTGTAGTCGCCTATCTGTAAGGTCTTGCTTACTGTGGATACGAAGGGGTCAACGGTAATTTGAGGTTGGGATACCGCCGGCAAATTCGTTGAAAGGCGGGTTTCTGGCATAGCCCCAACTACCTCGTAGTTGACATCATACCCTCCCTGCTTCAGTTGGATTAATACCGCAGTATCTAATAATGCCCCACTCTTGTACAGAGTAAAGTACATCTCCAACTCCCGCTTCGATATGTTTTGCTTGTGGCTCAAATCTTGCTATTCTTTAACGCTTCTACAATAGCTTTCCGGCTTCCATACTCAGGGTCAGCCAGAATATCTATCGCTTTCTTAATGCCCGCAGAAAAGCCTAATGCCACAAACCGGTTTTTCAATAAAAGGGCTGGCGGGTTCTTATACGGAACCTGAACGTGTAAGTGCATATTCTTAATCGCATCCGCTAACTCAGCATATTCTTGATCCGAAATAACCTCAGCACTCTTGAAGTTAACAAGCCTCTGGATATTCGTTTGGCTCATAAGCGTTACCCTTGAGATATTCTCCTGCTCTGGCAGGTATCGGGTAAACTGAACCCGTACATTACCATCCTTATCGGGGTTGGTAACAACCTCCGCTAACTCTAAAGTAGTTAGGACAACAAACTTATGCCCCAGTAAATATTTTGGTTTTTCCGTAGTTGTCTTCTGCATTATTGGAAAACATTTGAGTATAATTCAACGGGGCTAAGAAGCATCCGAACACCCACGCTGGCTGGCATTCCCTCAGCACAAAGAGCAATCCGTTAATTTTCTGGGCGGTTTCCGTACCATCAACAACAAGTTTCAAGGATTCAAATCTAAGATCATTCATCTTAAATACCTCCCGCATCCAAGCGTCAAAGCAGGTAGGAGCATCGCCCTTTTTAATCTGCATGAACTTCAATATCTCTTCCCGAACCGCCTCAGCATCTGCTTCCGGTAGGTTTTTAGTAAACCCCATACGCTCTGCAAAATTAGGTAGGTAGTACAATGGAACAAGATAAGTATAGGGCAACGACTTTAGCTTACCCTTGAATAATCGGTAACGTCCGTCAACTTTAAGACTTTGTTGCATACGTCAAAAGTAGGGCTTTCTGACGATATTTTAAAATACAACTCCATCAGGGAATGACCAAAAGGGAGTAGTCCGAATCTGCCAGGATTTGCCATAAGGATAGAATATGTGTTCTTTATGATCCTGCCTACATTGTCTGTGTACGGGATCCCGTACCGCTGTAAGTCCTCTTCGTAATCCTCTTTGTCTAATACTTGGGCAAAGATTCGCTGTAAGCTACGGTAACTTAGAATTAAATCAGAGTAGAAAAAGACTTTGCCCTTGGGTATTGAAGGGAAAAGTTTGGTTAAGAAGTAATGGAAGGTGTAGATTATCTGGTATTCTGTAACCGCCGGTATTTTTGTTAAAACAGGGGTAGTCAACTTGTGGCACGGTAACTTCTCCAGAAACACATAGAACACAATAGGGTCGCTTCCCGTAACAAAAACAACCGTTCCCTTTGAAGGGTCAAACCGCTTCGCTGGGAAAAAACCCGTCGCCCTGTCAAACTTTAACGGCTTTAGTGCCATATTTGTTTATACGCAACCGCCTCCAAAAAGTTTCAAAACCCCTGATTTATTGATTTTAGGGGCGGGATTAATACCTTTGCCTTATGTCCAACGAATTATTTCCTGTCCCTGCTGACCATACCCGTAAGCTCCGTGAGCTGTACCCAGCCCTACAAGAAGTTCCTGAGTTCACCGATTCCAAACTTATTGATGAAGAACTCCGCTTTGTGATCCTGTACGGTTCTCCTACTTCTCCCATAAAAGGAGAAGATTCTGTACGTATAGCCAAGTGTATTGAAAGAGCCTTTAAGCAAGGTTCTCTTTCTGCTCAGGAGAAAGCACTGTACGCTCAGGGTAAGTTTCCCGACAACGTGCGCTCTGCGATTCTACGTATGCGCAAGTTCAATCCCAGCACTCGTAATAAAGCGAAGGAAGCAACTGAGAATGTGTTTAACCAGTTTGTCCAAATCCTCAATACCGATACCAACAATACTAAGATAACGGAAATGGATAGCGAAGGGAACTCAATAGAAAGCACCAGAGGCATGACACTGGATGAGTTGAAGAAGTGGTCAGAGATGGCAATTAAGATTACCTCCGAGCTTCCTACCCTTATTGAAACAATGGAAAAAGGTTTTGGTATGCACCAGAAAATTAAATCCCAAGAGGGAGGCAATCAGAAGAACATTGATAAAATCTTGTCAGAGAAAATTACCCTGGATGAATAGCTTCAGGGGAAGCAAAAAAAAATCGGGCAAATTTGAATTGGACGGAATTTGGGCAAAAGATTTTAGAATTTTATTTTCTTTTTTTTTATTTTTCTTTTCTATAATTCTATATCTTCAGGATAACATCCCTATTAGCATGGAACATTTTGAGCATAGATTCTTCTAAGGAGGACAAAACAATCCCTTCCCCGATTAAGGGGGGATTTGTCTTGTCCTGAGAGGTGTAACATTCGTCACATGAGTTCCCCGTCGTCAGACCCCAAACCCTGTTAGACCATGTTTAGGTGCGGTGATTCTCTGTTTTAAAGAGTCTTCGCCTATAACCGCCCAGTGTGTTTCCACACTTACAATTCAGTCCCAGTCTGCTTGCTCCTGATTACTGGGTTAGTTTCGCTCAATGCTCAGTTAGGAAAGTACGCCCCACATTGTGCTATCTGATTTGTCTTTAACGAGATAAAAAAGAAAAGCCTCGATTGAGTTAACAATCAAGGCTTTAAACATAGTTTAAGACCGGGAAGAAGGTGAAAACAAAACTATATGCTCTTACACGTTTTTTTTAAACCTTCTTCCCAAAAGGCGTTAGCTCAACGGCACAAAGTAAAACAACCCGTTTTTAAAAAGCAAGAAGTTTTTTATTTTTTTTTCTGAACCGCTCTCTATTTTATTTTTTTGCGGGTTTTTGTAACCTTTTCTCTGGGAATGCGTATAGTATAATAGGTATGAACAAGAAGCTATTAAAAAGAATTGAGCAACTTTTTACAGAAAGGTTGAAAGCAAAAACCGGATGGGGGAGAAACGAAGTCCTGCAAGCCTACAAAGATTGCTTCAATGAGGCTATCAGTGAGATTCTACTTCCTTTGCTGGATGAGAAAACAAGCCCAAATGATTAATTTTAGGGGCGGAATCCATCCATGACAGCATCACGTAACGCTTGGACTAAGAAACTAACAGGCAAAGCCCTTTCTACAAAAAGCAAATACGGGAACGTCCGTGTTGGCTCCCATGATTCTAAATTAGAGATTTACTTTAAATCCCTTCTGGTAAATGCTGGGATTCCTTTCTTGGAGAAACAAAGTGTTGAACTCCAGCCCCCGTTTACCTATATGGGAGAAAAGGTTCAATCAATAAAAATAGAGCCGGATTTCTTTATCTATGCAGAACCAGGAGATGTTCTACTGGATTGTTTTGCTATCGTGGATACCAAACACATAACAGGTAAGGTAAAGAATAAAGATGGTTCAGTAAAAGAAATTAAAGGCACTGCCGAGTGGAGGATGAAAATAAAAATGCTGAAACATAGGCTCGCACAAGATGAGGAATCTATCCTCTTTTATTTCCCTACCAATAAAAAAGAATGCCAGATAGTACTCCTAAAGCTAATTGAAGAAAGACAGAAGGCTTTGGAGAACCGCCCGACAAAACAATAAATCAGGGGTTACAAAGACAAAGATATTTTAACATGGAAGAAGCAAAAACAAATACCCCTACCATTAACATAGCCCTTGTTTCCGGAGGGAAAGACAGTCAAGCTGTTGCTATTTGGGCTAAAAAAACCCTCGAAAACGTTATTTATTTAAACTGCGATACGGAATGGGAGGATGAGGTTACTTATGAGTTTTTAAACGAATTTGAAAACAAGCTGGGCGAAAAGATAATAAGATTAACAAGTATGGGATTTGAAAATCTGACAAGAAAGAAAGGCAGGTTCGCCTCTACAAAAGCAAAGTTTTGTACTGAAGAGTTAAAAATAAAGCCCACAATAGATTTTATATTGAGTTTAGAAGGCAATGTTAATATATATCAAGGCATTCGATGGGAAGAAAGCACGAACAGAGCATCCATGAATAAGTCAGAGGATTATTTTAAATATTACTTTGAGTCTTATGGATTTGACAAAAAAGGTAAACCTAAACGATATTCTTATCGAAAAAAAGATATAGTCTTGTGGCTAAAAAAATATTTTTGTTTTGCAGTGAGGCCAATTATTAGCTGGTCTACAAAGGAGGTTTTTGAATACATTATTGATAATGGATATATGCCAAACAAGCTTTATCAATATGGATTTACACGGGTTGGATGTTTCCCTTGTATTATGTGTTCGCTGGATGAAGTTGCTAAGATTGCGGAATACAGACCTGAGAAAGTAGAGTATATTAAAAAACTTGAAATAGAATTAGGGACAACTTTTTTCCCACCAAATTATATTCCAGTCAGGTTTTGTAGTAGAAAAATCAGAAAGATTGATAAAGAAACTAAGCAACCAGTAATAGTGGGCATCCCTTCAATTGCGGATGTGATTAATTATGTTCAATCTAAAGGGTATGGCTCTGGGTTATTTGTTGGGTCGCACTGCCAAAACCCTATGTTGCCTTGCGAGTAACCGCCCAGCAAAACAATAAATCAGGGGTTACGTATAACCCAGAGAACAAATAATAGGAAATGGCAGAAGCATTCGTTTTAAGGGCGGTATCCATTCCCGAAATAAAAAAAGCAGGGTATGTACAGAAGCGCATAACCAAGTTAGACGCATCCTTAATCCGTACCGGCAAGAAGAAGCAGTTCATATTCTCTGATCCCGAACTGGGCAAGCAGAACAAAAAAGACTTCTTAGGATTTGTCAACTGCCCAGTAACGAAACGAGTACTGCATGGCAATATCGTCAACGCTAAATTAAAAAGTGGATGGTACGCTCAGTTCTCCAGCAACTCTGAATGGGGGAATTACGTCGCCTGCCGTGCCGGATACGTGGGTCAGTACATAGCCTTATACGAAGATTACTACGTCAACCAGTTTGGGATATCCGTGCCTAAAAGCTCAGATACGTCCCCCGTTCATGCTATGAGCCAGCCTATCACCAGCGTGGAGTTATGGGCTAAGATAGTCCGTATGGACGTAGTACGCATCCAAGATATTACAATACAGGATTACTTAGATAACGGACTGGATATGCAGAAAGACTATTACGACAAAGTAATATTCCGGAACTATAAGTTTACAGAAACAATGAGGAAGCGGATTCAGTCAGGGTACTACGATAAAAAGAAACTGCCGGAACCTAAAGAGTGGTTGGACACGTATAAAGAATCGTTTGCCTCCTACTGGTCTAAAGGAAGGAAAGAAGTGTATTTGGGGTCTAATGACTGGGTGTGGAGAGCAGAGGTGCAAGCGTGCGTATTATTAATTCCGCCGACAAAAAGAATCAAAGAGGGGTGAAAACACCTAATCGAACAAAATAGGGGGCGGTATCGTAAAAGAACCATGTGGATTATTTGTCCTATATGCAAGGGGAAGAAAGACCCTTATTGCAAGTCTTGTAACAACAAAGGGCTTCTTAACGCCCTAACGGGGAAACCCCCTGAATCAATAGCTTTCACCCCTAAAGAGAAGAAGAAAGATGCCTAACATACAGTTTTTCAATACCGATTGCGTGGAGTTTATGAAATCTTTACCCGATAATTACTACGACCTTTGCATAGTTGATCCGCCTTATGGGATGCCAAAAGGTAGCACGCACGGGAGAGGCAAATTAAAAAACAGAATTTTGAATAATGGAGGTCTTGAAAATTGGGATATTAAACCCGATTCCGAATATTTTGCAGAATTGAAAAGGATTTCTAAAAATCAAATCATTTGGGGTGGCAATTACTTTCCGTTACCACCAACCAGATGTATTATTTGCTGGGATAAGGTGCAACCGTGGGAAAACTTTTCACAAGTAGAATTAGCTTGGACTTCATTTGATAGCCCTGCACAACTTTACAGATATGATAATAGAACTGGCGATAAAATTCACCCTACTCAAAAGCCAATTAAACTTTACCGCTGGCTTTTACAGAAGTACGCTAAGCAAGGGGATAAGATACTGGACACACACGGAGGGAGTATGAGTTCGGCCATTGCGTGCGACATGGAGGGCTTTGATTTAGATATCTGCGAAATTGATTTAGATTATTTTGAAGCAGGCAAAAAGCGATTTGCAACGTACAAACAGCAACAACAATTATTCTAAAGATGCTCCTAACTAAAGGCGACCCACATAATGAGAAGTTAGAAGAAACAGCGATAGGGATATTTATCTCGGAGGCTGGCACCTTTAAAAAGAACTATGCCTCCTTAAACGAAGGCTTATTCCATACGCTGAGGCTAAAGAAGATTTACACTGCCTTACAATCCCTGTACAATGCAGACGCTCCTATTGACAAGCTATCCGTAATTGACCAGCTACGCAAGCAAGGGGACTTGGAATACGTAAGTATGTCCTACGTTACTTTTTTAGAGTATAGCCCTGTTCAGTCTGGGAGTATCGAATACTCTATCCAACTGCTAAAAGAGTGGCAGATAAAAAGGGAATCCTACCAGTTCTCCCTTGAGCTAAACCAGAATAGTGCATCCGACACCTATGACCCCTTAGAGTTAATTGAGCGAATTGAATCATTTCACAAGAAGCTAAATGATATCCTGACAACGGGGAGTATGAGTGGCGTTAAGACGCTCAAGCAGGTGTATATAGAAACCGCCGTCTATTTGAATAAAATAGCCTTATCCAAGGAGGGTATGATGGGGGTGTCAACGGGATATCCAGAACTGGATGCTGCGTTGGCAGGATGGAAAAAGGGGGATTTGGTTGTTATTGCTGGACGACCAGGCATGGGTAAAACCGCCTTTACGGTTAATTCATTGTATAGGGCGGCGGTATTCTATAAAAAGAAAGTTCTCTTCGTATCCTTAGAAATGTCCAACGAGCAAATAGGAGTAAGACAAATCTCCATGCAAACGGGCATCAACAGCAAAACATTACAGCTCCCCAAGCAAATAACAACCCAGGAGTGGCAGAGAATACAACGGGGAGAAGCCGGAAGCGGTCAGGAGAACTTCTTAATCTACACCCCTAAGCACAGTAACCCTTCCGTGCTAATGGCTGAAATACGTTCCCTTGTCCATAAGCACGGAATCGAAGCCGTGGCAGTTGACTACTTACAGCTCCTTTCTTTCTCAAGCAAGAAAAGTACGACAGATGCTATTGGAGAAGCAACTAAGGGATTCAAGAATTTGGCAAAAGAACTGGAAGTCCCTATCTTGCTTCTTTCCCAGCTCAACAGAAACAATGAGGAACGTACCGACAAAGAACCTAAGTTATCAGACCTCAGAGCTTCAGGAGATATTGAACAAGATGCGGATACCGTTCTTATGTTGCACCGCCCCGAATATTATAAAATAGACGCTTTCATGGATTCCGGAGAATCAACGAAGGGGATAGCCCAAGTGCTAATCCGTAAAGGAAGGCAAAGCGGTACGGGAGAAGTAAGGCTCAACTGGCAAGAAACCAATACAGTGTTCTATGGACAAGGAGAAACATCAAGTGTGTACTACCAACCAGGAGGCGAGAGTGAAATCCCATTCTAATTCCGCCGACAAAAAGAATGGATTGCGGGTTTTGATTATATGAAACATATCGGGTTGTTTGAAGGGATAGGAGGTTTTTCATTGGCGGCACGTTGGATGGGATGGGAAACCGTTGCCTGGTGCGAATGGAATGAATTTGGACAAAAGGTTTTAAGACATCACTTCCCGGAAGCGGAAGGATTTGGAGATATAACAAAAACAGATTTTACAAAATATGCAAACAGAATTGATATACTCACAGGAGGATTTCCCTGCCAACCTTACTCACTTGCAGGAAAGCGAAAAGGAAAAGAAGATGACCGCCACCTCTGGCCGGAAATGCTTAGAGCAATTAGAGAAATTCGACCAAGTTGGGTTGTGGGCGAAAACGTTTTCGGCCTTATTAATTGGAATGGAGGGATGGTATTCGACGAAGCGCAAACTGACTTGGAAGCTGAAGGGTACGAAGTCTGGGCGTATGTATTGCCAGCTTGTGCCGTTAACGCACCGCACAAAAGAGAGCGAATTTGGTTTGTTGCCTACCGTAACAAGTGTACAAAGGGATCATCCGGAAAGAGTAGAGAAATTAAAAGCATCGGGGCCAAAACAATGATGAGCAGGAACAACGGAGAGGAGAGGCCAAACAGTATAATAGATCACATGAATTTTTACGGAATTCTACCAACTCCAACAGGAATGGACGCAACGAATGCCACAGCAAACATGAAAAGCAGCCAAGTGAAACAGGGGAGTATGCACTCAATGACTTTAACGAGGTTACTATGCACCCCAACGGCACAAGCGAGCAGAGGGAATACATCGGACAAACGAGGAAAAGGCAATTTGACGGACCAGATAGCAGAAATGGAATTAACAACTGGGAAAACTTCCCAACTCAATCCCCGATTTGTGGCGGAAATGATGGGCTTCCCGCCGAATTGGACGGAATTACCTTTCCAAAATGGAGAAACGAAAGTATAAAAGCTTATGGGAACGCAATTGTTCCACAAGTAGCATTTCAGATTTTTAAAGCTATTGAGCGAATGAATGTTAACCACAAACCTGTAATCGAACAAAAAGAGGGGCGGGTTCGTACAAAGAGAAAATGAAAAGATACTTCATCACCTTATTAAAAAAGATTTTCTGGCACTGGCAAATCTTCCAGAAGTACCAGAGCATAGCCCGCAACCACGACCATTGGGTTTTGTTAATCGTTTCCCAGAAGGATGCCGCCAAGCTGATGGAGGAAGAGCCTCAAGCGATTAGTGTTGGTGTAATGAACAACATGAGTTCGCCAATACAAATGGAATTGTACCGAACCATGATTGAAACTACACGGGAGATAAAAAGAAAAGAGGTCGAAAAAATCCTGACAAACCTGCATTTGAACAAAAATGAGGGCGGGATACAATGAAGAAGAAAGAAAAGAACCCTGATATTCCCAGCATGACTTTATATGCTAAAGGAACAGTAGAGGTACGTTCTCATAATAAAAGCATTGTTCTTTGCCCTACCAAAGCGGGCGAAGAGTTTATGTACACTGTCCAACTGAAGAGGGTCGCCAGAGAAGATGCCTACAAGCCAGCGTGCAGACACGAAGTGCTGAGAGATATTGTCAGGGAAACGACGATAGGGCTAACGGAAGCGTCCATAGAACGCCTGTTTGTAGCCCATATATTGTCCAAATACGGGGAAACGCAAGCCAAATTTGCGGCAATGTTTGTACAAACATTGAAATATTCCAATGAGGGGTATCCAGAATCCCAAGGGTCAGAAAAAAATAAATGAAATTAACTAAGAAAACCCCGAAATGATTGATTTTCGGGGCGGTTGCAGAACCAGAAAAGAAAGAAGAACACCAAGAGCCAGAACCAGCCACACCTCAACCCTTCTCCATAACAGAAGCCAGGTGGGACGCAACCCAACGAAACATAAACACGCTCTACGCAGAGATACAGAAAATAAACGAAAGCCTCAGAGGCATTAAGTAAAGACTAACCCAAGCGAGTTCGCATTTACGGGTATTATCAGTGGAAGGGGAGAGCAATCTCCCCTTAGCCTTTTATATTGATTCCGGAGCCGGTAGAGTCGAATCGAAAAACGAGCAGGAATAAACCTACCAGAAATGGCAGAATGGATTTAAGGCTATCCAAAATCCAAACAGCAATGCCACCATTTAAGAGAACCGCCACTATCTACCCAACACCAAACGCATATAATACCTATCCCATCCAATAACAAGAATCCAATACAACCAAGCCAATTCCATAGAACACTATAAAATCCAATACCACCAAAAAAATCGTGACTAAGGTACCGATATATTAAAACCACCCCCACCCTAAAGCTGTTTATCTTGAAAAACCATTTTTTTTTGCCGTTTTGCCAGAAAAAATAGATTCCTTTTTTGTTTTTTTTGTGCGCTGATTATCAATGAGTTACAAGTCTACTTAACATAATATAAATTATAGGACAAAAACATGATCCACTGGTTGAGCAGGGCAATTCCTGAAGCTGCACCGGTTGATCCTGTAAAGGGCTCGCTATATATATACTTTACTATACTCTATATTCTATGATGAAATATGATGATGCTTAGGTGCGAAACATTCCTAAGTAAGAATTATTTTTATCTAATAGTCTTTGTTATCTGTGGTTGTGTGGTGGGGGTATTTTGGTTGTTTTGCACGGTTTTAGGGTTTGTGAGGTATATTATTATAGTAGTTATATACTGTTTGCTGGAGCGGGGATTTTAGGCTAAAAATGGGTAACGAATAGATATTCGATATAATTTTTCCCGTTCGTGGTATAATTTTATTATATTGATTCTCAAGGGGTTACAAAAAAGGTTAAAATATTTGTTCTATATTTTGCCGTAAAATGTAGAACGTATTAAAAAGTTTCTTAATGTTGCATAAGATTTAAAACGAAAAAATGCCAATTACAAAACGGCTAAGCGAACGGATTAACGATGAGACTTACAAAGCTTTAGTAAGTCAGGGTATCAAAGGGAATGAGGCGTTAATACTCATATACCAAGAGGAGACAGGGGCGAACGTCTTTAAAACGTTTATACAGTGGAAAGCAGAAGGAATGATGGTAAAAAAAGGTTCTGAAGGGTTCCCTGTGTTTTCCCGTTCAATAGGTAAGATCAAGGAGGAACAAGGGAAAGAGACTAAAGAAGGAGAAAATAGAATGTTTCGTACTGCTTACTTGTTTAATGAGTTACAAGTGGAGCCTTTGAATGTTAGGGAACCGGCCTAAAAAATATTCAAATGCGGGTTTTCTGGTGAAATATTAGGGTTCGATTCTCTTAAACCTGCCTAACATTTATTTACAACAAAATGAAAGTTCAAATTTTAGAATCAGGGGAAATACTTACTTTCTCAGGTGGCCCAAAGGAGGCCGCAAATCATTTTAATTTATCAAACGGGCTTTTAGGCCTTGCGTCTCTGAGCTCTCAGGGTGTTATTAAGATTTTACCTAATGATCACCAGGTCGAACCGGAACCGGTAAAAGCCCAAAGTATTAAGCCTATTGAGCAGGACCACAAACCAACACCAAAGGAGGAAAAAAATATTATCCCTTTGGTAGAAGTTGTGGAACCAGAAACAAAGGAACCGGAAATTATTGATCCTGAGAAATTAATTTTAAAGGCATTCCAGCAAATTAAAAACAGTGGTTCTATTGATATTGAACAAGTGCGGGCAATTGTTAAAGAGGAACTATTAAAACAAGCAAACCCGGTAATTGAACACAAGTTTCAAATCCAAAGTTTGCCAGAATACAAAACAACTGAGGTACATTCCTGTATTGATACGTTGGTAAAATTAGCGATGAATAAGCGGCACGCATGGGTATACGGGCCTCCAGGCTCTGGTAAATCGTATGCTTGTAAACAAGTGGCGGAAATATTGAATATCCCCTTTTATTCTAAAAGTTTTAGTTCTCAGGCCTCAGTATTTGAATTAAAAGGATTTCAGAATGCAAACGGTGTTTATGTGGAAACAGATTTTGTAAAATGTTTTAGAGATGGTGGCCTTTTCTTACTGGATGAAATAGACGGGGCAAACCCCAATGTATTGTTAAGTCTTAATAGTGCACTATCAAACGGGTTTATAGATACTCCGGGCGGTCAAATTGTTAAAAGTCCCGAGTTCGTTTGTTTTGCAGGTGCTAATACCATAGGGACCGGAAACAGTGCTAAATACGCAGGCAGGCAAATAATTGATCAAACCACTATATCCCGTTTCAGGTTTGTTTATTTTGGCTATGATGAAAATTTAGAAACCGTTTTAGTAGGTTCGGCAATTGCAAAAAAAGTCCAAAAAATTAGACAAAAGGCGAATGAAAAGGGTTTACAGTTTGAAGTTTCTCCGCGTGTTTCGCTTCAAATTAGGGATGCAATTCAAGACGGTTTTACCCTTTTTGAAGCATGGGATCAAGCACTGATTAACAAATTGAACGAAACCGATAAAAAGCAGGTTGAAATCTGGATAAGCGAACTATGAAACACGTATTTAACAGTCTAAATGCTTTTGCGTCCTTCATGCAGGACGCAAATAATAACCTTGACAAGTTCAAAGGGATTAAAAGGGGTTCTGCTTGTTGGAGTGCGAGGGATGATTTTAACGGTGGTGTATCTTTTGAAACGGCTTTAGGTTATTTGCAAAACGGTTTTTATGCTCCTGTAAAAGAATTACAAACCGTTGGGAATTTTGAACAAGGTAGTACAATAGACTTTAAGGCTTCAGTTTGCGGTGTGTTTGCCAGCGTTCCCGCTTATCTAAGTGGGGATCCTTTGGCCTTTTTTGAATTTAATGAACAAGCGACCAATAAAAAATCTTTTCTTATTGACGTTTGTGTACCTGCAAATTTTGATACTGAAGAACTAAAAAACAAGGTTGAACTTGTTTTAAATATCATTAATTCGCTTGAATGTGACAATATCAAGTGTGAAATAATAATAGGGGTAAAAACCGTCGAAATTACAAAACAGGGCAAAATAAAAGCATCTCACGAACTTGAAATAGTTGTTAAACCTTTTGAGGATCGTATAAACTTAGGGACCCATTCCTTTGCACTTGGTAACATAGCTTTTTTTAGGTCACTGTGCCTATGTTATATCTCCTTATATGCCAAAGATCCGAGGTTGGGCAATGTACGGCCTTACGAATGTCCTGAAGGAGCTATTAGCGTCTCTTTATTCAGGGACTCGACCGAAACTATTTTAAAGAAAATGCTTTAATCCCGGCCCTAAAATCAATTTTTTGCCCTGTTTACGATATTGTTTTAAACTCCTCAGAAGAGTTAACAGGGACTAACATTTAACAAAACAACAAAATGAAAAAGACAGTAAAAACAATTAAGGCGGATTTAGAAGCTATTAAACACATAGCAGATGTTTCTGTAAATTATTCCACCAAAGTAAAAGCAAAAGACAGAAAGGAGCTTGAAGGCCTTTCAGAAGCCTACCAACTTATTTGGGATCGTTCAATAGGCTTGCAATTAGAACTAAAGGAGTTTTTTTATATGCTCGTTTTAGATCGTGCAAACAAAGTTTTAGGGATTATGAAATTAGGAGAAGGTAGTGCCAGTGCGTGTATTGTTGATATTCAGCAAATGGTTAGAACTGCGCTCCTTTGCAACGCTCAGGGAGTTATTATGTGGCATAATCATCCATCAGGGAATATAAACCCATCAGAAGCAGACAAAGTAATAACTGAAAGGGCAAAACAGGCTTTAAAACTAATGGATATTAATCTAATAGACCATTTTATAATAACAGCAGAAAAGTACTGGTATACTTCATTTAAGAAAGAAGGGTTATTATAATACCGCCTCCCTTTTCAATCTTTTGCAGGTATTTAAAAATCTTTAGTATTAGTAAAAACTTTTACTAACTTTGAATAACAATTTAACCTTTTCATCATGAACAAGACAGAAAAAAAATTGTACGTACTTATGTTCTTCCTTCTCGCACTCATAGCGGGAGTTAAGGAGCATAGAAAAGCGGAGTTTGACCATTCCATCAAGCACTTTAGCTTACCCAGTAACAGGTATAAAGACCTGGTTAAAAACATTGAAGCACACAGAGAATTTTCAATTAATCAACATGGAAACTGAACCTTATTTCAACCCTGAACAATTTGTGGGCTTTTGTATCTTCTTTATCTTCCTTTACGGGTTTGTGATGGCTTCAATAGGAATGTGGTTCTACAAAGCAAGTAAGAAAACAGATGGGAAAGATGTTTTTATATCCCGCCGGAAAAATTAATCAATTAGGGGCAAACGGTCAAAAGGGAATCTGATTCCCGCAGGAGGTTCGAGTCCTCCACCCCTACTAACATTTAATAACAACATCATGAGAAAGGCAGAGTTAAGGCAGTGTATTACTGAACGTAGTACTTACTGGTCCAAAGGTCGGTTAATAAGATTTATTACCATTTACATGGCATCTGGTTACAGGTGGGAGGATACCGCTGACCCTGAACGAGAGGGTATTAGTTACCATTTTACAGAAGAAGAAGCAATTGCAGCAGCGGACAAAATTAATTTGTCATTAGGGTTTAAAGCTCAGGTAGATTCAATAGAGATTGACTATGAAGAAGCAAATCAGCACTTTGCCTTCCGGCAGGAGTTTACCTGGTCAGACGTGGACCATAAAAGATTTTACCCGAATAGTACAACCATTTATTGCGGAAGGTTTAATGCCGGTTTAGAGTTAAGCCCTGATGCCATTGTAGTAGGTTATAATCATCATATGTATATGAATTATTCATATGATATCAATTTTGTAGGGCCGGTGAGGGATACCCACCTAAAAAAGGAATCTGACTTGGTAAATTCTAAAGACTCTACAACGGCTACTTATTTTACCGTTTATGAAACCATAGAAGAACTGGAAGAGTCTTTTAAAAAAGGGGCTTCTGTACCATTCAATAAGATTAATAGAGGGTCAAGGTTAATCAGGGAGTTTATTGAGGAGTCCCGCACCTAAAATTAATCAAACGCCCTGTTTGTGATATTGCTTCATCCGGCTCAGAACCGGAAACAGGGACTAACATTTAACAACAAATCAAAATGGGTTTAGACAGCTATTTAGTTAAAAAAACGTATGTTAAAAATTGGAAACATACGCCTGCCAAAGAAAGGCACACTGTAACCGTTTTATTGAATGGGGAATTATCCCCCGAAATAAAACCAGAAAGAATGTTTTCAATTGTTGAGGAAATTTGGTCTTGGAGGAAAGCAAATCAAATACACAAATGGTTTGTAGACAACTGCCAAGACGGAGAGGACAACTGTAAAGAGTACTATGTAAGCAGAGAACAACTTCAAGAACTTGTAGACATTTGCGAAAAGGTTCGGGATAGTTTGCTTGCTGAAGGTAATTCCGAAGGGGAAATGGGCAAAAGAAGGTTTTTAAACACCGATGTCGCTAAAGAATTACTCCCAACCTCATTAGGGTTTTATTTTGGAAGCGAGGCTTACGATGAAAACTATCTCATAGACCTGAAAGAAACAATTGCTTATGTAAAACCTGAGCTTTCCTCCAAAACCGGAGATTTTTATTATCAGGCTTCTTGGTAAGCCTAAGCGGGAAAATGGTTTTAAGAGGGTTCGATTCCCTCTTTCCTGCCTAACATTTAATTAAAACAACATGACAGAGTACCTTTTAAAAACAGAAGCAGGCCCGATTGCCTTCTTTAAAGTCCCCCCACAACTACCAATGGAGGACTTGACTAATATGGTTCGCTCAAAGATTGAGCTTGAATCTAATACTCCCGTTATCCTTAATATGGGCTTGCCTCATGTTAAGAATAATGTAATCATGTTTAACTACATGACCGATTCCCTTACTACTCACCAGGCAACTCTTACTCCTTCCAAATGAATTTAAAAGAATTGCAGGCTATATTAGCCAAGTGTAAGATAAAGCCTTCCAGAAGCATTCCTATCGCCTCCGGCATAACATACCATAATGGAATCTGGCAGGTAACTGATTTTAACAGTTACCTACAAATCCGGTACAACATTGGAGATGGAACATTTTTTATTCCTTTGCCTTTGGCAAAAAAAGCCAAAAAGATTGAAATTGTTGGCGGGATTATGCTTATAAACGGGTTTGAACACCCAGAGGCATATCCCATTGAATCAGAGGATCTTCCAAGTACAGATGCATGGCTCCAATTGAAAAACTACATAGGCGTTTATCATATTGACATTCCTAACATAACTGATACTGTTTGTAGTACTAACCCTTTGCTACCTGCTATAAATGGAATCTGTTTTGACTTCCCAGAATCTAAGGCTATTGCTACGGATGCTCATATTCTAAGAACATGGGAGTTAATCAACATAAAGCTAATAAAAGGGGATGCGGTAACAAGTCAAGTCATTTATCCTACTACTATTGCACAACTAAAGGGCATGACAGGGCTTAATGTTCAGGTAAACAAAGGGGCTTCCTTATTCTTAACCAAAGATTTTGACCTTATTGTTAAGCATATAGATGAAAAATTCCTTGCCTATCAAAATGTATTCCCAAGTCCTAACGACGTTAATTATATCGTATCGGCTCATAAGGACCTAATGTTAGCCTTGTGTGATTCTATCCCAGAAAGCGGGAAGCATAAGCACTTTGCTATGGAAATTAAGGATGAAAAAGTTACTGTTTTTGGCAAAGATGCTGAAGGTGTTATTTCTGACAAAGGAGTTCCCTTTCTCCATTGCCAAGTAATTCAACCAAGTCCGGAGGCTTCTATTAGAGTAGGCTTAGATGCCAAAAAACTAAAAACTATTGTTACCAGCATTACAGAAAGCAAATTTATCCGTATGGGCATTAGCACTAACAATAGAGCGTTTTTTATAAACGATTCAAACCTCATTTTCCCTATGATCTTTTCGTAACACCTTACCCCAAATAAAATGACAGAGAAAGTAAAACTGCTGGGAATTACGGCTCAGGACTTAATAGTAGTCTACCTAAATGGAATTCAGATAGTAGCCAAACCAGAATCAGAAGAGATTCTAAGAGTTAGAAGACCTCTATTCCAATGGGTGCCAGATGTACTAATTGAAGTATCAGCTTCCCTTAAACTTAAATGTGAGAATGCAGTAAAACAGATGGTGTAATACCGCCCCTAAAATTAATCTTTTAGGCTTAAAAACCCGCCCCTGAATAAAATCGGAGGCGGGTTTTCTCATGGTAGTTTAATATTACTCTTCGCTTAGATCCACATACTTACCCAGCTCCCTGAACCTTTGCGGACATACAGAACGTACTGAACAGTAGTATAAACACCTTGTAGGCTCTCCCTTTCTTTCTAAAATAGAATACATTCCTGACGGAGCATTAAGCGTACCCAAAAAGGCTTCAGCAGCTTCCCTCCTATCAAATATCCTGGTAGCTTGCTTGTTCCCTTTTTTCATTACGGCAAACATAGAATCACTCTGCCATTTATCCGCAGGAGTACATTCAATAAGTTCATTCCGCTGTACGTACCCATCCACCTTTTCTACCAACTGCTGAACGTTATCTACAATGGAAGGTAGTTTCTCATCCGGGAAAGAGAATGCAATGCTATGTGCCTCCACTGCCTTTTTAGGATAGGAAAAATTATGCAACCCTTTCATCTTGGAATAATCCTTGTAGAATAAAAGCAGTTCCATTTTCTCAATCTTAATATCCATCACTACCCAGATCAGCCAACGGTAGAAGTTCAGTTGCTTACTTCTTTCAACGGTATAGCCTCCAGTTTTTGCCTGGCTAACGGAAACGTTCTTTAGGTCCACCAACCGCTTTTCGGATTTGACTATCTTATCCGGCCTACCTGAAATAGTAAACCCGTTGGGTAGCTCATACTTTAGGCTATGCTCCAATAGCACATCATCCCCTTGTGGCATATAGAAGTCCTTAAACTCTTCCAGCATGGCTCTCAAAGTATCAGCCTTGTCCGCTATCTCAGGGTTCTTGTACGTCATGCGCTCAAGGATCTTCAATGCCTTCTGCATGATGGCTAATTCGTAGTCCTTGTAGTGCGCCATTTCTAATACATGGTGCATAGCACTCCCTTGTAGCATAGGTATCATATCGTGTACGTCCTGCTCAAAGTGAACGTTACGCTTCAGTACCGTTATCTGAAGGGGTTGGAACAAGTCGGAAGGACTGTATTGTCCTTCCTTTATGTATCCATCGAAGGAGACAGCATCTACTATCTCTTGGGGATACCCAAGTTTATTGGTAATTGTTGATGGCATATAAATAGGGCAACCGCCCCTTATTTTGTTGGATTAGGGGTTTGCGCCTTAAAAAATTCATGCTTCAGCAAAAGTCCCGGTCGTGCCAGACAAAGGGAACCCACCTTATACCCGGTATACACTTCCCCAGAAACAATTCCGGAGATATGCAACGTGGAAGGATTGAGATGATAAATAACACCCCTTTGCATTTCAAAGTAGTGGATACCTTCAGGACAATGCCTGTTGTGGTATTCTATGACTCTTTCCTCTTTCTTTTCCATAACGGATAAATCATAATAAAGTGAACGGTACCGCCACATATAGCGGCTACAATCAAATTAACAGCCCATATCGAGGCTTCCTGAATGGTTTCAAAGTCCATGCTATAATAAATCAAGTTGTACTCCTGCTTCTGAGCAGTAGACCTCTACTGCTATTGTGTATTGTTCAAATTCCATATCAGTTAAGGCTCTGGTAGATGCTTCTACGCTCCCCAGAAACTCCTTCTTAAAGAATTTATCTGCTTTCCCCTTATTAAAATGCTCCCCTTGCGCCGTCATGTGCTTGGCGAACCTGTCGCACAACACTCCATGATAGTAAGCGTTTCTGGCATCCCTGCCTCCCGATTCTGGAATCTTAGTAATAGAGATTTTTACAAGGGAACCCTTGTAGTAAGCCAATGCCCTGTTAATAAAACCACTTGCAGGAGCAGACGAACCATTCTCGTTAATCCTGATTAATGCTTCCATATTGGTTCAATAATTCCTGAAGGAAATGTACGTTCCTGTCGTAAAACTGGCGTACTTCAATCCTGTTGTCCATCTTCTTTTTCAGGATGTCCAAATACTCTGCCTCTGGTTGGGGCTGGCATTCTTCTTCAGAATACTCACCGACAGCTTCGTGCATATAGTTGTCGGCTATATTAAACGAACCCCTCTGGTTATTCAACTCTTGCACTAAGATAATAAGGAGTTCCTTTTTCTCTTCCTTAGAGGCTTTCTTTACAAACAACTCTATCTCTGCCTTTACCTCTTCCTGAGTAATGGTTTGGTATCCCACCTCAGAAAAGAAACGGGTAAAAAATTTTCCTACCACAATTGATGTTGGCTCATACGCTAACTCCTGACTTGCGTCCCCTACGGTTAAGTATCTGCGTTCCACTTCTTTTTGCAACTCCGGCACGGATTTCTGTTTTTGCTTTTTCAAAATTAACTATTTTTACAACGTAATGGTTAAGCCTGCCCAATCTACTTTTGATGTTTTTATGGAGAAACTACGGGCATACATAGTTCCCTCTCTCTTTGCGTTTATTATATTCCTTATTATGACCCTTGCTTCATTCCTAAGAAAAGATTTTGATAACCTCTCAGATGATATTAAAGACCTTAAAGAAATGGTGTCCTCCATGAATACTCAAATGGCTATCGAATCAGAAAAAACAAAAGCTCTAAAGGATAGGTTAGATAGGTTAGAGAAATAATACCGCCCTTCATTTTAATCTTTTGCGGGCTTTACCACCAAGAAATTCGGTATTTATCGCCTTCACTATCATTACGGGTTTTCGCTACCTGAAATCCGTGCCTCATTAATGCTTTAGTAGTTTTTTCCGTTAATGTAGGAACCTCTATAAATGGCTTTTCTTCTGAAACCCTTGCTTGAGCATAGATTTGGTTTAATATCCCTTGAAATTCTGAGTTACACTCATCAGAAATTAATCGTGCTTTTTCTCCGCTATTCATTTGGTTTGTTGTTTAAAACGCTTTACGATACCGCCTTTATTTTTGTTCAGAAGCGGGTACAGTCCAATCGGGGTGCATATACACCACCTTCGATGGGGTAAAGTACCTTTCCCTCCTGCCATCCTCCTTTATCACAAGGTAGGACAACTGATCGCCATTGCTCTCTTCTGTAATAGATACAACGCCATCCTTGCCCGGCTGTAAAGAATCCGTAGCCAATTCGCTCCTGTGGTATAAAAACATAACCAGAGGATTAGGAGTTTTTTCTGTTCGATAGGCTTTAGATTTTTTCAGAATGGCTATAAACGCATCGCAATTAGCCCCTAACTCTTCAATAGGCATTTCGGCTATTTCACTCCCCATCTTGTATATTTCACTATCCTCATCATCTAAGGAGTCAATAGTAAAATTCGTGCTGAATTTTGCATCACACTTTTCATCTTCTGAACAAGTGAAACACTGTTCTGTGCAATTGCCAAGAGCGCATAGAAAGTTATTCATATTGTTTATACGATACCGCCTCCAAAAAGTTTCAAAACCCCTGATTTATTGATTTTAGGGGCGGGATTACTGCCCCCTAAGCCCCTTAGCATTATAATAATGTCCATCATCTGCTCTGTAGAATCCTTTGCTTCCTAATTCTCTTTCTGGCGCACTGGATAACTGTATTCTTAGGAAGTGTGTTACATCCATACCTCGTCCTGGAACTGCTTCTGGTAGCCCTAAATCTTCTCTTAGAACAAACTGTCCATCCTTTAGCCCTACGCTACTCAGAATAGCTTTGTAGTCGTCTGAATAGTCCTTATACCAATCAGCGTACTTGATATATCTTTCCAAGTGCTTCATCTCCGGAAAGAATATTTTCTTCATGGGATACGCTTCCTGAATAGCTTTTATTTTTTCCCGTATAGCCATCTGCTCTAAGAAGCAATCGTATATCTGTTGCAAGTCTGCTAACAAATTCTCATCTCCTAATTTGGCTTTTACTAAGTTCCAATCGTTTCTTAGCGAACCTTTTTTACTCTTAGGATACTTCTGGTGGAATAATTCAAACAACCTAAATTCGTTGCTGTCCTCAGAGTACTTAGTTACTTTAGGGGCTGTTCGCTTCCCTTCATATACCCTGTTGTTTATCAGTTCATAGAACCCTTTGGCTGTCATACCCTGAGAAGGGAATAACTCCTTGCCTACTGCTTCCAGTTCCGTATGGCTCTTGCCATAATGGAAGGTAATAAGCATCTCCATAATACGCCTTCTTTCATCCCATGCTAACATTTTGGGAGTTAAAATGGCTGTCATATCCCTGAGAATGTTTTCCTTTGTTCTTGTTCTCCTACGCTTAGAACCCTCTGGAGAATCTATTGTTGTTGCCATGTTAGTCTTTATATTCTCTTTTATACGCAACCGCCCCCGTTTTTGTTCGGAGGCGGGCTCATAAGCCTAAAGCATTAAAATAAGGGGCGGCATTACTTACAGTACCATACTCCACTTGAGTACAGGACTTCTCTCCATACGTAATTAGAAGCTAACACATACGTTGATGCTAATGCTGCGCCTGCAACTGCTATCATATTCCCGTTCCCATCAAGGGTTATATTATTTGTTCCTGCATTGCCGTACCCATCTGTTATTTCCAACATATCATTTTCTGTTGGACTTGCTGGGAAGTAAACCGTTAATGCTGCTGAACATAATTTCTTTACTCTCTCAAACCTTTTAGCCGTTACTGGCGCACCTTCAACTGTTGCTTGCAGGTCGTTGAATCTTCTCAGCACCCTAAAGGTTTCTCCGGCTCTAAATTCAAGGTCGCCTGTTGTCCCTTGTACTTCTCCATCGTTGGCTAATACAGCCCCGCCACGAGTTCTAATTGCCCCGTTGACATCTAAGGTAGTAGTAGGATTACTTGCTCCAAGCATAATCCCTATCCTTGCGCTGACGTACTTAATATAACTGTCTAAAGCTATATCACCAGAGGTAGGACTATATCCATAGAACCTGTATTCTGCTGCCGTTCCCATGATTTGCGCACGGGTCTTAGCCAACATCCTACTTGATCCTGTACTGTACTGAGGGATATTACCATCTGCCCAAGCATCAGCAAAGAAGGCAGTCATGGTAGTTACCTGACCTTTACTATTTACGGTAATGGTAGGGGCTCGCATGGTTCCTGCTGGACTTGGAGATAGAGCTGACAGTTTGGCTGGCGTTATGCTTCCATCAGGGATGGAGAACATGTTCGGAACTGCTGCGCTCAAAGCAGCTACCTGAGAGGACGTATACGCACTGGCAGACGCAATAGCCTGAGACCTAACCGTAATATCTTTGGTTAATATCTCGGCTGCAAAATCTGTGAATACGCTATTTAACGCTGCGCTTCCTTCAGGGAAAGCACTCCAACCAGTTTGCAAACCCCCATCATAAAATATATTTGAGGTAAAATGTAAAGCATCCGTTTCCGCTTCTACATCTCCAATCCTTGTTACCAGTCCTGCATAAGCAGAACTCAAAGATTCTAAGGTATCAACCCTTAAATCCATCTGGGTATAGGCAGAACCTACATTTTCCAGTTCCTCCTGGATAGTCGCTGGCTGAGTACCTAAGTTGTTCTCAACAAAAGTTATTCCCGTATCGGATATAGAACGAATGACTGAAGGGCTGGTTACTTTTGCTCTCATGTTACACCTCGTTGGAATTGAAGTCGTATTGTGTAGCGAAGGCTTGGCCTCCAATATAAGCTACCACCACCAAAGCGTAGTCTGTATCGGCAACAATTCCAGACAAAGTTAAGTAATTCGTGGTTGTTGTAAGTGTGGTACAGAGGGTTTCGCTTTCAATCAAAGCCCCGCCTCTGCAATATTTTACCAGGTAACTATCCGCCGGAGGAAGTGGATCCCAGAACAAGCGATAAACGCCTGACTGGTTTTTGACTTCAACATTCTGAGGGTAGTTAGAATAAGCCCTTTGAGCATTGGCATAAGTAGGAAGCAAGCAAGTATAGTCCTTGCCTACAGCCAAGTCTTTTTCCAATACTTTGTGGATTAAAAAGTTCCTAAGCAGTTTGTCCCATAAGCAACAGTCTGGTTTACCTATGCGGTATACCTCTTGCTTACAGACTTTACCAAGGAGGGAAACCGCCTCGGCATTCATTAAAGTGTCGTTATCAACGCTCAGTGGCATATTATCCTCCGCATCCGCATCCGCAGTCTGCACTACATATTGTTCCAGCCACATCCAAAGCGTCTGCTGCTGCCTGATAGTTTCTGGCATTTAATGCTGCCTGTACCGTTCTCTCGATAATCAATAGCTTGGTAGCTTTCAATAAACAAGGGTTCTTACACAGCATATCATCATTGCAAGGCGTTTCTGCTATGTTGCAGTACGCTGACTTAACAGCGTCGGATAAGCACGTCTGGAACGCACAGTGAACAATAAAATATTCTTCATCCTTGTACTTACCAATAGCAATATCATCTTCCGCAATAACACTCCATGCTACACTATTGGTAACATTAACGCTCACATGAACCACCCCATTAGCCTTATACAAAACTCCTGAGTTGTGAACAATAGCTCCATTCATGTAGGCTAAATTCACAGACCCGCCTGTTGCTGAATTGTAATCCGGAACGGCAATTAATGTGGCTTTATATAGCCCATCTACAATTGCATAAGCCCCAGGAGTATAATTTACTATGGTTATGCCTGCACTTGGAGCCGCTAAGAATTCATCATAAGGCAGCGCAGAACAATATCGGTACGTTGACCCATCAGGGAACTCAAGTACCACGCTCCGGTAGTTAAATAATGCTTGAGTATGTTTAGGGTCATTGTTTGTTGTGTAATTACTGGTATCGGAGAACTCAATCTCTGATCCACAAGTACTCCCCAGGTCAACCTCAAAGGTTCCAGTAGCGTCGAGTAAATTGGCTTGGAAAGGAATTGTTGGGGCAGTAGCACAATACAGCGTTTGGAAAATAGCCGTAAAGTTTATCTGGTCCTCCACTTGGTCAATAGGCTCTACAACAGTAAATCCAGCCGTTATCGTCTGGCTATATAAAGCCTGCAAGCTCAAGGTTACGCTTTGGGTAGCTAAGGGAGCAATTGTCAGAGACGAATAAGTCATTGTTCCCGCAGAGGACTGTAAGTTGGCAAACTCCAACGTCATTGCCCCCGTATTCTGTACATACACTACCGCAGTACCCGTTTGGTTAACGCATACACTCACACTGAATGTCGAATTACCAGGGAAACTGGGTAAGTTGATAGGGTTGTTCATAATAAGCCAAAATTAAAAAAGGGATTCGGCAATACCAAATCCCTTCGATTGTGAGTAAGCTACTGCTTATGCGTTAGCAGCAGATGTCCATTGAGCAACAGTTTCTTTAATGTAGATTTCAGAACCCGGAACTCCTTCATTGAATTGGATAATTGCATTGATGGAGGATACGCCTGTTACGGTTTGGGGAACTACCCGTCTTACATTAGCAACTAAAATGCCAACGGTTGCACTGGAGACGAGAAACGTAGGCACACTTAAAGAATCATAAGTAGCCGTTTTATCGTACTTCCAGTTTACCTGAGTTACATTTACAGAATTTGCCATTACTTGGTTAACCTTTCTGCAAGCAAAGATACAGTTTTATTTATACCGCCGGCAATTTTATTTATTCAAGGGTTTTTGCCGGAACTAATTTCTTCTGCTCCAAATAATCTTGAAGCGCAAGGTTGCATATATGTTGAATTACACCCCTTGTTTCGGAGTTTAGATTTGATTTTTTAGACCAAATATCGCCTATGTGCATCAAACAATCCCCAACAGTCAAGCTACTTCTTCCCATCCTATCGTACCAATCCCTCTCGTATCGCTTCCCTTCGGGTGGTTCTGGGCGCATACGCCTCTTGGCAACAAGTTCGTTCAAATGCTTCCTGACTAAATCTTGGAAATCAAAATCCTGAATAATTTCAGCAAGCGTTATTTTAATTGGCTCTGGATTTTCCATAGATTAAAAAGGTAAATCATCCCCCCATTCTGCCTCTGCCTGAACTGGCGGTGCTTTCTGTGGCCTAACAGGGGCAGGCGGTTCTACCTGAGTGCCCACTACTGGCCTTTTTTGTGGCGCAGGAACGCTGGCTCTTTGCGGTGCTGGCGGAGCTTCAACTTCCTCAGCTACTTCCAAATCTGGAATGTCGTCAACGAAAGCATCCCCTTCCGCAAACCCTTGTTCCATCATATCAATGGCCTCTTCGATAGTTGACTCTACCCATTCCTGAAATTCTATCTTCCAGATTTTAAGTTCCTTTTCTGAAAAATCAGCACGGTACGCTGGAGAACCATTGTCGCTTGCACCAATTAACTTCTGGTTAGGGTCAAGTTGTCCGTTGGCATAAGGAGCGCAAGCGTAAATAGAAATCCCTACAATGAGTTTTGGGTCGCCATTCTTTTTCCGCTTTGTCTTGTCCTCAAAGGAGTAAGGAACGAAGGTGTACAAATGCCCATACGCCAACTGGTTTGCTTTGGTAGCAAAATCGGTAGCTTGTCTGCTTTCCGCAGGAAACGACAACTGATAGAATTGTCCATTGTTATCTACAACAATAGTAATTTCTTTAGCATTTATGGCTTCATTCTTGCGGATGGCGCAGGAAACTAAATGCCCACACACATAGTCGTGGAACACTTCAAAGACTTCATTGCCCTTTTTGTTGGTACGCTGGATGGCTCCAAGCGTATCTGCATCTACTTTTTGCGCCAACTTCCCATCAAAAATGGAAAGATACACAACGTGTTTCTGTCTAAAACTTCCTAATCCACTCATTTTGTTTTATCAATGATTTGTAAGTATACGCAAAGCGCATCAATAAGGTTACGCACTTCTGCCATGATTTCCTGCTTTAATTTCTTGTCTGGCAGGTAAGTATATCTGGCTAACAATGGCACAAGTTTCTTTGTCGCCTGCCCCAGAATCTCAGTAAAATTAGTTCCTAACTTCTCCCGATTGCTCAATGGTGAGTACTATTTTAAGCCCAAATTTAGCCAATAAATTTATCAATTGCCATTGGTTAAAAACCCGGCTTCCATTCTTTTTCCCGGCGGTTAACCAACCATAAAAGTCCTCCACACTTACTCCTACCTCCATACAAGCAACAGCAACATTAGGGCAACTCTTTTCTATATGCGCTTGCACCATCCCCCTTAGCGTATCATTGCTAAAGAGAATATCATAGTTCTCATTATACGGCAACAGCCTCATGTATCTTAGCTTTTTTAGCAACCTCTTTCATTACCACTTCAAAGAATGCCCTACCCTGTACCGGGTCAAAAGATTTCCCATGCACAATAGCATCTTGCTCCTGCTTCTTATTCTTAATTATAGCAGACAATACCTCATCCAAAGTATCTACACAAGTAAGCAAGTACCATGAAACAACTTCTTTCTGCCCTATCCTATCCAACCTATCAGTTCCTTGGAAAAATTCCGCTGGTGTAAAAGGAAGGTCTAAGAATACCCCTTGCGAACAACACCTCTGCAACCCATTGATACCTGTTCCTGCTACTCCTAATGTAGCAAATAAAACTTCTATTTTAGGATCATTAATAAACTGTTCCCGAATAGCTAATCTCGTTTGGGTATTTGTCTTTCCGGTTATCAGTACCGAATTGTTTTTGAATTTGCCGTGTAGGATTTCAAGGGGTTCCACAAACATAGAGAATACCAATACTTTTCCGTTGGGAAGAAGTTCCTCTTTTAAGAAGGACTGGCAGTGGGGAACCTTATACAATGCCAGAACCTTGAGCATCCTCTTTAATGCTTGGTCTTTCTCCAAGTCCGATTGCGCCACAGCCATTTCCTGTAAGGCTTGTCTGTATGTTTCCCAGATAGCATCAGAATCTATGTAGTGGTTGCTTATTGTTTTACCCAGAGTATGCAACTCCTTAATATCTTCCTTTTTTAGCTTAGGCATGAAGTTCAATAAGCGTCCGTACAATTCTCCTGCATTGGCAGGATTTAGTTTTGCCCGCCCTCCATTTGATGTTTTGCAGTAGTTGTTCTGGAACGTTCTTATAACCCTACCCATAGGGTGTTCGGCTATCTTCAGGTAAGCAATTAAATCCGTAACACTATTCTTATAGGGGGTTCCGGTAAGTAACATAACCTTCGCTTTAGCGTTCCGCTTCCTTTGGAAATGAATAATATCCGTTACCACCTGACTTTGTGCGCTGTCCCTGTTCTTAATATTATGCGCTTCATCCACGATAATATTATTAAAGGGATGCGCATTTAGTTCGTCGTAATATCTTTTAGCGTCCTCGTAGTGGACCACAATAAACTTCTCGTGTGGCATAGCATTGAATCCGGTTTTCTTTTTAATCTCCCGAATTGCTAATGGATCAACGCCCCAGTCTTTAACCAAATCATTTACCCATGATGGTTTAACATTGAGTGGACAAATAACCAATGTCTGTTCCCCATAAATCAGGGAAGCCGTTGCGCTGGTAATAGTCTTGCCCGTTCCCATATCAAACGCCAAAAGCGAAGTTCTGGCATTGCATAAGAAAGGAATTTCCTCTTTTTGCTTCTCAAATAACCTGTCCAGATACGGAACCTTATGCCCGTGCCTCTCATAGAACATGGCTGTTTCAGTAGCGTACCCATCCCGGAACAAAGCAAAGAGTTCTTCATCCCGTTCCAAGTCCACGATCTTAAATTCCCTCAACAGATGGAACATAGCCCTTCTGCGGACAGTAAGCAAATGGCCATACGCCTTATAATAATTGTCGTCATGGGATTCTACTGCTACTCCATAGTCATTGAATAGCATTTCAATAGGGGATTTCCACTTCTCACCAAAGCGTTTCTCCAGAGTAAACATATCGGGTCTTTGGTACCTGTACTCCTTCGGCCAATAAAAACAGAAATAACCGCTTGAAGAAACGGTTATACTGATTTTGCCATATTTGGTACTACCCCTGCTAATCAAAACACAGGGGCTTCTGCAATACCTTCTTCTTCTGAGTACCTAATCTCTAAGTCGCCACCATCATCATCCACCAATTCCCAGAAGGCTTGGTATCCCTTTTCTTCAATAACTGCTTGCAAGGCTTCTCTGGTATGCTTATCCATTAAGGAAGCGTCTGGTAAGCGTATAGCCTCCACTTGTGATAGCTGGGCTATGTTAAGCAAGATAGCAACCTTCAGCATTTCGTTACGTGCTATCTGGTTCTCGTCGTATGGTACGCCTTTGTAAAGTAATCCTTCATCCGTATAAGTTAATCCTTCTACCGGAATGTTTGCGGACTTGATGATATCAATCTTCTGCTGTTCCAGTTCCTTTAGCCTTGTTGTTTTAGCTTCAGAATCGGCTTCTGCTTTTTGCTGTTCCTCGTATGCCTTGTAGAAGTTGTCGTATTCTGCATCCTTCTTAGCGTTCTGGGCAAGGAGAACTAAGTCATTTGCCAGCTTCTTCTCTGATTCCTCCCAGTGGGCTTTGTTCGCTCCTTCTAACCAGGTTGTGCCTCTGGTTACGCTTTCTTTTGCAACCGCCGCCTCATTTAATAAATCGTGGTTTTTTTGGGTTAAGGACTGAATTTCCGCCTGCAACTGCTCGATTCTCTCTGCATTCCTGCGTACCGAGGCCAGCGTGTTCTGCAACATATTGTTGAAGTCGCTGGTCTTGGTTTCAATATCCCTTATGGTAGATAACTTAGCCCGTACCTTGGCTAACTCATCCTGAATCTGCTCCGCATTTACCGTTACGCTTTTTTTGTAGTTCTCAAAATCAGGATAGGCTTTCAAGAAACTATCTACCAAAGCCTTATGCCTCTTTACCTCCCTGTTAACGTCGGTTCGCTCCTTGTAGATCCTATCAAACTCTTCCTGAATAATGTCGGTATTGATTCCAGCAATAGCCTTAACTATTTTCACCTGCTCCTCCGCCTTCATGTTAATGAACTTGAAAGGCTCAATTGTGTATGGAGCCATCAGAGATTCTAAGAAGGTTCTCTCAGCCCCCTTAGCCACTGGCGCACCCTGCTCATTGTGGATGGTTAGGTACTTATCCTTCTTTGTGATACTGCAATTGACAGTCAGGTTTCTTTCCTGATTGCCAACTACTACACTTATCTGGGCTTTAGCCTCCCCTTTTTTGATAGGATCAGGAGGCCACCCTTTGCCCGTAAGGACACACCAAATGGATTGTAATACGCTGGTCTTATCGTGGGAGTTGCCTCCAATAAGCCATACAGAACGCCCGTTAATAGGGGCTTCAAGTTCTCCAATGCCCTTGAAGTTTATTATACGGGCATTTAAGATTCTAAAGGATTGCTTTGACATAGATTTTTGTTATACGATACCGCCCCCTATTTTGTTCGGAGGCGGGTACGGGCAAATGATTGTTTTTAGGGGCGGTTTCAATCAACCCCAGTAACTACCACTTTCTTTCTTTCAAAAAGAACATCATAATGTAAGTCATAATACTCAAATACTATATGCTTCTTCCAGAGGACAGGACTAAAGAACTGCAATATGCTTTCTTCTGAAAACCCGTTATCCTGTAATGCTTTTTTGTTTACCTCAATCATAACGAAGTCGGTACGTTTTAACAGATTTTGCGCCCCCTTTAATACAAAAAGTTCAAATCCCTCTGTATCTATTTTGAGCAACCCACATTTTTCGCCTACAAATATTTCATCCAAACTCTGAGTTGCTGTTTCACCTTTCGTTAAGCCACGACCCCCAAGGTTGCCCCCGTATTCGGTCATAAGCCCTATACGTTCCTCAAAGCCTATCGCCCACGGGAACGCTTGCACATTAGAAAGGTTCTTGCATAAGCACTCAAAAGCATCTGGGTAAGGTTCAAACGCAAAGGTATCAAAGCCAGCATCCACAAACCACTTCGTAGAATCCCCAATGAAAGCCCCTACATCAATAGCAATTCTGCCCTTGGCGGGACCAACAATGTCCAATACCTTTTGGAAAGTGTCGTCCCACTTTAATCCCTTTTCTAAAATGTGGGGGTTCGTTCCAGTATCTCCGGCAACACACCACACCCCGTTGATTTCTTCTATGTTATTGTTTACCATAAGTCTGCTTTTATTGTTGGTTGCTTCGTTTGCCCATGAACCATAAGGTATTGTTCATACCCAAACTGCTTCATGAACTGCTTAAACAGCATTACATTCGTTTCCCGTTCAGGGCTTTCTTTCATCCAGTTTGTCGTATGGCTCATGTGGTAACATACGTTCTCCTGCAACTTAGCAAACTGGCATTTTAACTCTGGAGGGTTGCCGTACAGTTTGTATTCAAAGATTTTCCTCCAAACAAAATCCCATCCCTCATTGCCTAAATACATATCCAAGTAAGGGACGTATTTAACATCGCTGAGGATAGCATCTAAGAACCCAAACGTACAGGCAAACAGATCCGTTCCCACATAGGTAGGCATATCAGCAATGTCTTGGTAGGTTAAGCACTTAGGAACTGTTGTTTCAACCCTGCTGGCATAAGTAGCCCCGCCGTTATTTTTAACCGCCCGACGAATAAAGAATAAGGATTCCGGGACCAGACCGATATCAGTATTGGTGAACATGAAAATATCTTTAGGTTGCGCACCCATAGCGATTCCAGATTCAAAGCCATTAATAAAGATTTCCCCGATAGTCATTATCTCATCGCCAGCTTTCCTTTGTGTAAACTGTTTGTAGTAAATATCCTGCTCTGGGAGTACCGTGTAACTCATCTGGACTACTGAGTGTCTACGCTTGGCAAGCAAATCCCTTTCATCGTAAACGTTGTACGTATGGAAGATTTTCTGACTGCTTAAATCTTCAAACATACTCATCCCGTACAAAGGCTTGTTGTCCAACAAGGAAATATTCTTTTCCCAGTTGAAGAAGTTATTCATAACCATCTTTAAGTTGCTAATTCCGGAATGGGTTAACAACTCCTTAGCAGTAAAGCGGGATAAACAATCAGCGTATTCTATGCTATGGCTGTACTGCTTATGCCAGGATATGAGTATACGAGCATCTCCAATATCTAAGTCATGGTAAGTAGCAGTGTCGTTGGTGAGTAATAAAACCCGCCCCTCTTTTTGTCCGATTGCCCGTTTTACCCATCCCGCCAAATCGCTGTACCTTGACAAGCGAACATCGGTAATGTCCAACACTTTTATCTTTAGATAATCCGCTATCTTATAAACAGTAGAACGTATCTGCGCTATCATAGGCGCATCAATAGCACTGGATTCCCCTGATAAATTAAGGACTATCCAATCGCTTTTAATCTCCATCACCTTAGAAACCGTTCGCCCCTCAAACGTAGACAACTCCAGATAGATAGGAGATATTTGCGCCGCATGGTAGTTCTTGAACTGTATCGTTTCCTCAAGGGGTGTTCCGTTCGCCTGGCAAACAATAATCTTATCATCAGGAAATAGGCTCTGGGCTAACACATAAGCGTCCTGCCATTCGTGGGTGTAGCCATCGTGTAAATGCACTTGGTATCTCGATAACTTACCCCCCTCTTCAAATAAATGTCCGTTGCTCTTATGTACAAAAAAGAGGATGTCCGAAGGACTGCATATCAAGCCCCCGTTTTCCTCTATTGCACAAATAGCATTGTGCATCTGTAACAAATCTCCTGTCTTAGATAGCTGTATCAGCACATATTTCATGACCTGTTGATACGAATACTAAGGGAAAAAGGTTACACATATTCCAAAAAAAACACTTGCCCCGAAAGAGACAAGTG